GGGGACAGATGTCAGAAGATGAAATGTTCTTTGGAGCATTTACTTGGAAAAATTTATAAGGAGACTATTATGTGGACCAAACCAACTTATGAAAATATAAGACTTGGATTTGAAATCACTATGTATTTTAGTGTTAGATAATCTATAATTTACCAATAGGCGTAGAACTAGAAGCACTCATATTCCAGACTTGTTTCTTTTCTACGCCTTTCTTTTGAGCAAAAGATTTAGAATCACAGTTACTACACACATGAAAATAGTTATTATTTAAACGCTTAGGATCCATACTTCCTCTAGGCCGCACAAACTCTATGTCACAATTGTCACACCTAAACACACAAATAGTCTGATTGCGCTTATAGGTGTGTTCCTTGCCCATTTTGCTCTTGCGGATGTGCCGGGTTTCGTTATTAAATTCTCTTATGAACATAACTATATTTAACATTAAGATTATAAAATAATATCATAAATAGTATTAGGAAAGGTAAATTCATGACATTATGTACTCTTACAGACTCAGCAAAACAACAAATCGACACTTTATGCAAGGAAAATGAGTGTTACGCTATTACACTAAACGTTAAAGGCGGCGGTTGTGCAGGGTTTGAATATGAGTGGGGAATTTATGAATCGCCTAATGAATTAAAAGACGGAGACGAAGTCCTAAAAACTGATAATAACTGTACTTTTGTAATTGGTGTGCATAGCACTATGTTTTTAGTAGGTACAGAAATTAATTATAAGAAAGATATAATTGGATCTATGTTTGAAGTTAACAACCCTAATGCGCAATCTGCTTGTGGATGCGGCGTTAGTATAAATTTTGATAAAATGTTTGATAAAGACATAGAAATATTGGAGCTAAAATAAAATGGCAAGACAAGGTGTAGATATTGGTGTAGAAGGTAATGACGGTACAGGCGATAGTATTCGCGAGTCATTTCGTAAAGTCAATGAGAACTTTCAAGAACTATATGCAGTTTTTGGTATAGGCGGACAAATAAGCTTTACTGACCTAAGTGATACTCCAAATAGTTATGTAGGTAATGAAAACAAAGTACCACTTGTGCGTTCAGATGGCAGTGGCTTAAATTTACTAGAACTAGCTTCTGATAATGCCTTATCAGGTACAACAGATACTATCGGGTTTGATTTTAGTATAGACGGCAAAGTTATTATCAGGCAGTTAGTATCCAAAGTTTCTAATGATCCACAACCTACACTAAGTGGTCCACTTGATGCGGCAACTCAACCTATTGCCGGTGTAAGTGTAAGTCAAGCTGCTATTGACTCATTTAATTCTGTCCATGGCACAGATTTAGAACTTGGTGCGCTAGTAATTAACAAAAATTATGCAGATAGAAATTATCAAGAAAAGGCAGTAGCAGGAGGCGGATTTAGAGTAGGTTCAGAACCAGCTGATAAATCATCGTACAGTATTACAGCTGACAGTATCACATCAGGATACTTTGTAAAAAATTCACATGGATTAAGTCAAGCCTTTGCAGGAGCACCATTTGTTTTTAATTCAACCGGGGACGATCCGTTTGGTGTTGTTTCAGGCAACCTTTATTATATTGACATAGCAGACGATAACAATCTTGGTTTGTATTCAAATGAATCAGACGCAATTAATGGCACAGGCAGAATATTACTATCCGGCGGTACAGGTACATTTGAACTTACAGATAGCGCACTTGATAATAATCTAGAAGGCAATTGGTTGAGCAATGTTGCGCTTCCACGTAAGAGTATTACAAGACGAGAAGGCGACACTATGACAGGTGCCTTAAACTTGTTTGATCACCCTGGCGAATTAGTAGGAACAGGGTTGCCATTTGGTCCAGATGATTTACAAGCCGCTTCAAAGCTTTACGTAGATAATGCAGCAAAACCTAGTACAGTAAATTTGTATGTAAGTACAGCAGGTACAGATGCACAGCCATTTACGCCGGTAGGCAAAGAAGGTAGAAGTGCAGCATATGCATATAGAACAATTAATGCCGCGGCTCGAAAAGCAGAAGAAATTATTTTAGCGTCACCGTTTGAGCCTGGTCCGTATATGCAGACTATGACATTTAACGCTGGAGCAAATGAAGGTTTAATTGACACAGCAGGCATTACAAGTCCTATATCAGGTAGATCCAATGCTAGAGCAATAATTGTTGCAAACAAAGAGTTTATTGCTAAAGAAGTTACAGGTTATATTGATGCAACATTTCCAGAGTTTGCTGATCAATATAATAAAGAAAGATGTCAACTTGATGTTACACTAATGCTGGATAGTGTGAGCTTAGATTCACTATTAGGAAACAATGCAAACTACCTATCACGATACTCTGGGCTAAGATACTATTCAAGTGTGAGTGCGCAAAAAGCAATTGGTTCTCAAAAGTCATACACAGTTGCAGGCATTGAATATGCAAAGTTACTGGTAACAACATATATTTTAACTAACACAGCAGTACCAACTACATATCAAAGCCGTGTACCACAGGTTACAGACTTAACATTACCAGATACATTAGCAGATAATGCTATAGGAGCAAAGTTTGATGTAATTCTTGATGTGATTAACAACGGCCCATTAGATGCGCCCGGTATTGTTGATGGACAAACTACATACAAAATTAATATAGGTAACGGTAACTTTGGTTTTATTGATCAAGCTAATCCTACAAACACTGACATTATTCCAGGTAAAGTTGTACGTGGTAAAAATTCTGGAGCAATTGGTAGAATAATTGACTACAAGCACGAAAGCGGCTCAAGACCTGTTTCTACTGTTGAAACAGACGAAATAGAAGTACAACTATTAGAGCCATTTGAATTCCAATCAGGTGAACCATTAGAGTATGGTAATATTGTTAATGATACACAAATTAGTATTAGGATCGAAAGTGGTATTTATGAAGAAGATCTTCCAATTAGAGTTCCTGCTAACGTAAGTGTCAAAGGTGATGAGTTTAGACGAGTAATTGTAAGACCAAAAGATCGTGTATCACAATCTAGATATGCAAATACATTCTTTTATAGAGACGCCGAGTTTGATGGACTTATTTTAGGTAAATCAAGTATTGAAACTATTGACTTTACAGCAAGTGCAGATGCTCTGAGAACTGCTGGTACTTACACTATAACCCAAGTAGATTATGCAACAAGTAAATTAGGTAAAGATGCAAAATTTGATATTACAGTTGATAATACAGGTGCAGTTACAGACGTTACTGTAATTACGGCTGGCGACAGTTTTCAAGCAAACGAAATTGTAACTGTACAAGATTCTGCACTAGGCAACAACGGTGCTGCACCATATAGCTTTACAGTGCTAACAGTTCCAAACGGTATACAATATACTAACCCATTAACAAATCAAGTAGAAGGATATTTTGGTAATCACTATTTGCTAAAGCCAAATAAATTGAGAAACATAGGTGCTGGTTACGAAAACATCGGTAACTGGGAAACTGCTGCGTTATCATTGATTGATAACAAAGAATTTATCCAGGAGCAAGTTGTAAACTATGTAGAAACAACCTATCCTGCACTAATTGGTTCTGTAGGTTATTCAAGAACAAAATGTTTTAGAGACGCTGGCTTAGTTGTAGAAGCAATGGTCAAAGACTATCGTGCAGGAGGTAATGAATTTTCTTTAGAAGCACAAGGTGAATACTACTCGGGCGCTGTAGAAGTTGGAACAGAAGTAGAAACTGTAGATGGATTACGTCATATCTATACCCTTGCAAACGATATTGTTAGAGGCATAAGTCCTGCTACGCTTTATGGACCAAGTGGCGCAGCTCCAGATCCAAATGCAAACTTAACTTATGCATTTGATGATTTTAATGGTGATGGTGATCCCGAATCATGGTCATCAGGAAACCTTTACAGATTAGGAAATGTAGTTAAGTTTTTTGTAGGTGGAGAAGATAGATATTATACTCCTACAGCAGAACATACTTCCGGAGCAACATTTGATGCAACAGAAATTTTGCAATTTTGGAGACAAGTAGATGGCATCCAACTTATTGCATATAACTTAATAGAAACTGTTGTTTTTGCATTTAACGCAGAATATAACCCGCCACTTCGTAATGATGAAATGGATGTGTTCTTAATGAACGATGCCACCATTTTGCGTAACATTACAGGACAAGGACACGGCGGCTTCCAAATGGTACTTGATCCAGAAGGACAAGTGCTTACTAAGTCTCCATATTGCCAAACAGGTACAGGATTTGCAAAGTCGGATAATAAACAAGTATTTAGAGGCGGACTATTTGTAGATGCATTTGTTGGTAACTCTGCTGTTAGGGTAACTTCAAGAGTTGACGGCGATGCATTTAAACTAGACATACAAAGTTTAGGCTCACAAGCAGAGCCGCAGGGCTTATTTGTACGTAGGCCAGAAACACCGAGTGTTTTTTATATTGACGGTAGACGTTTTCAAATTAATGCAGTCACAAACTATGATAAAGAACTTGGTACAGCTACACTTATACTAAGTCCTGGTTCAAACTCTGGATTAGGCTTTAGTGGTTTAACAAGCTCGCTTGCAACTGGTGTTGATTTAAGCGATCTATCAACACCTATTCCAATTACTATCCAAACAGCTGGTAATAGAAGTATGTTGGGTAATGACTTTACGCAAATTAACGATAAAGGTTACGGTCTTGTTGCTGTTAACGGTGCGCTATCTGAAATGGTTAGTATGTTCACATACTACTGTCATACATCTTACTATGCTAAAAACGGCTCAGAGATTAGATCACTAACAGGTTCAAGTTGTTATGGTGAATACGGACTAGTTGCTGAAGGATCAGATCCAAACGAAATTCCAGACGCTATTCAGTTGGCGCAAGATATGATGGAAAGTGCTAAAACATTCCATGCAGACGTTATACTTGAATTAACTGGTCCAGTAATCTTACAAGAAGGTGATCAACTTACACAATCAGCAACAAATGCTACAGGTGTAGTAAGTTCGAATACTAGCCAATTAGGCGACAGCGTAGTTTCTCCAACTGGCGAAAGAGTAATTTATCTTACAGACACTAGTGGTGCTTTTGATACAACCAACCAAATTAGCATTACAGGACCAATTACTGGCGATTCAGTAGTAACACCTTTAGGCGCAAATAGTGTTCCTTTAAGAGTTGATACTCAAGGATACGGTAGTAATAAAAACGGATTGTTCATATTTGCATACGACTTTAAAGAGAATCCAAGCAATAGATCAGAGTTTGATGTTTACCACCCAACAGAGAATATATTTGCAAGATACGAAGTAGCTAATGCTTCCCCAACAGGAGCTCATGTTGGTAGAATGAAAAATATTGGTACTGAAGTGCCATTTGATTCTATCACAATAGATAACGTTACAGCAGCAGGCGCATTATTTAATTTTTATAAAACTATAAAATATGGATACACTATTGAAATTGTAAACGGTGGTACTAATTATACCGTAGGCGATAGTATGGTAGTAAGTGGTGCTAATCTAGGCGGCGGCACAACAGACAACGATGCATTTATTACAATCTTAGAAGTAAATAGCGGTGTTATTACAAAAGCGGCAATTACAGGTAGTCCGTTTGTAGATTCGCACACACCAATGTACGACGGTAGAGTACGAAAACTTAATTTCTCAACAAGTGATAATCAATTCAGTACAGACGGATTAATTGAAGATGTTCCATTTGGCACATTACTTCAATACAGAAGAAATCAAACTCATATTATAAGTGATTTTGCAAGACCTGATGTGCTTACAATACGACCAAGTACTGCGGTAATCTTTGATGAAAATCCAAACTTTGTTTACAGAAGTATTAGTTTTTTAACATCAGATAGTTTAGGTAATGAATTAGAAAATAACGAATTACAGTCTGGTTTTGATAGTTCGTATGATTATATTAGAATGTTGATAGAAAGTGCTAAAGCACAAGAAACTGCATTATCTAATACAGGAACTACAAAAGGCGGAACAGCAGGAGACACTGTTCTTGCTCTACAACCTGTACTCGATGACAACGAAATATTTAGACTCAATAATAATGCAAGAACAGATGTAGCAAATAGACCAATTGGAGCAACAGCAGAATCATTAACTGAAGCTCCTATATTTGTATGGCAAGGTAAAAAACATTTTGTATTCAATGCTAGAGGTGTTAACGATGCAGATACTATTGTGCCTATTGCAGAAGATAATGAATACGTTATTGTAGATATTCTAGCAATAGACAGTATTAATTTAGAAGACTTTACTGAACCGGGAGATGATACAACACTCTCAACAGGTTTAGCAAGTCCAGTTGTATTAGGATCAAATGTTGTTACTATTAGAGCAGGACTACAAGCTGGTGCAACTGGTACTGTTACTGTAAATATTAGTACATGTCGTGCTACATCACATGACTTCTTAGATGTAGGCTCAGGCGGATTTAATGAATCAAACTATCCAACTGTTATTTTTGGAGAGCCAGGAGAAAAAGATCAATCTAAAGAAGTAGATGAAAGAACCAAAGGTAGAGTGTTTTATGTAAGCACAGACCAAAACGGTATATTTAGAGTAGGTAAATTCTTTAGTGTTGACCAAGGTACTGGTACAGTAACATTTAGTGCATCACTTGCACTATCAGATGTTGATGGTATTGGCTTTAAGCGTGGTGTGGTTGTAACTGAATTTAGTACAGATACAGCAATGACTGATAATGCTGCTGATACTGTTCCTACAGAACTTGCGGTACGTGGTTATGTAAATAGGCGTTTGGGTTATGATGTTAACGGCGCTCCTGTTGCTAATAAGTTAGGACCTGGGGTACTTGCTCCAAACGGTGCTGTGCCAATGACAGACGACTTAAATGCCGCTGGAAACACAATTACAAATATTAAATTACCTGATAGTGACTCTGATGCAGCTACAAAAGCGTATGTTGATGACGGGCGTGGACTAGGGGACGAAATAAAAGATCTACGTAGTTTACAATACCAAAGTCATGCACCAAACCAACTACTTGTTTCTACAGAATATAAAAAATTATTAGTGTTAGGATCAACAGTAGTAAATGGACCGTTTGCTAGAGGTGATATTTTTACTGGAAGCATATCTGGTGCTACAGGTCAAATTATAGACGTACAAGATGTAGATGGCTACGAAGGCAATCTAGTAGAAATCACTTATACTCCGACAGCAGGAATATTTAGTGATGGGAAGCCGGCTGGTGCATCACCTGATGCTGATGTATTACTTGTTTCGGGCGGCGCAGAAGGCAGAGTAGTAGACGGACCAGTTGACGAATGGGTAAATGGTGTTGCTAGTGCCGCAAGTGATATTGAAATACTCACAAGCAAAGTTGTAACAGAAGTCGGCGGCGTTGTAACAGAAAGGTATACAGAGCTTAACTTACAAATGAAGCCAAATACTATTGTAAACGATGACGTACAAGGCACAGCAAATATTTCTCAAAGTAAGTTAAATCTTAATGAAGCTGCAACTAGAGCAGATGCTACAGGCATTACACAAAATGACTTAGGTGTTGCGTCATTTGATAGTGCATTGTTTACAAGCACAAGTGGTTTTGTTAGTATAAGTAACGGTCAAATACCATTAGAAAAAATACAAAGAATTAACGACGGAACAGTACTTGGTAACTACGAAGGAGACAGTTCTGATAATGATATTGATCAGATTCCGTTTAGTAGAGTTATACAAGAAGGTGGCGGACTTGCAGATGCAGACTTTATTAGTCTAATATCTTCAGTATCTGATGCAGGTCAAGCACTTATTAGAACAGGCGAAGGCACATATGGTATTTCAAACGTAACAATCTCTGGAGAGGTTAACTCAATTGTTAAAACAGATGCTAGCGGTAGTGTACAAGCAAACTCACTAATATTAGGTGGTGATAGCAGTTATGAAGTTTTATCATTGGACGGCACAACAGTTATTCTTAAAACTCCTTCGCAAGGTGAATTGCTAAGAGCAGCAGGTGGCGCAGCGGCAATCGGCAATCCAGGTGATCCTGGATATGTTGCGCCTACATTCCCAACTTTAGAAATTGCAGGTAGTGTAAACATTAGTTCAACTGGCGTTACTGAAAGTACTTTACAAGGTTTATCAAACTTTAACGGTGAAAAAGCATTAGGTGTCGATTGGATCTACAGTAGCTTTATTGAAGCGCCGGGCGAAAAGGGCGCAGCAAGTACAGCAATAGCAATTGGTGCTAATACTGGTAAATCTCTAGTAGGACAAGTTGCAATTGTTACAGCAGATTCAGCAACAAATTCAAGTGTTGTACCTGCGCTGTTTAGTTCGTCAGGTATGTTACCTGACACAACTAATTCATATGACATTGGAAGTGCATCAAGAAAATATGCAAATGTTTATGCAACAACTTTCCGTGGTACAGCAACTGAAGCTTACTATGCTGACTTAGCGGAGAATTACACAGCTGATGCAAATTATGAAGCAAGCACAGTAGTAGTGTTTGGCGGCGATGCCGAAGTTACACTTTCTACACAAAAACTTGATCCACGAGTTGCAGGCGTTGTTTCAACAAATCCAGCATACTTAATGAATAGTCATCAAGAAGGCGAGAATGTTGTAGCTGTAGCGTTGCAAGGAAGAGTTCCATGTAAAGTAATTGGACAAGTACAAAAAGGTGACTTACTAGTAACTAGTGCAATACCAGGATATGCTATTGTAGCAACTATACCACAACTAGGCACTGTAATAGGTAAAGCTTTAGAAAATAAAGAAGACCTAGGCAAAGGCACAGTAGAAGTTGTGGTAGGAAGAGTATAATGAAGCAAGAAAAAATTAATAATTATATAAAACGAAAAGATGCAAAAGCATTTGTAGATAATAAAAACCCGCAGCCTAGACAAGTAATAGTCACAGCTGGTAAAATAAGAGTTCAAGTTGGAGCACCAAATGGCAAAACAAATAATTGATACAGGAACAAGTCCAAATAAAGGTGATGGAGATCCATTACGTTCTGCCTTTACTAAAATTAATAATAATTTTAATGAAGTATATACAGCGTTGGGTGATCCATCAGGAGCAACATCACATGTTTTACCCAATACCGACGGAACAATTGATTTAGGCTCAGCTGATAAACAGTGGGACGACATTTATGTTAAAAACTTCATTTATGTAAACGGAGCAAGAATAGAAGTTACAAGTGGCGGAGCATTACTTGTAAATGGTGGAGCGCCTGCAGAGGTTCAAGATACTGTAGGTAGTGTATTTGGAGACGATAGTACTTTACTTGTAGACGGCGTTAACAGTTCAATCCCAAAAGCAAATATTGAAGATAGCACAAATTGGGACACAGCATTTGGTTGGGGTAATCATAGCACAGCAGGATATGCAGATGGTACTAATGAAGCAAATTGGAACACAGCATTTGGCTGGGGTAATCATAGCACAGCAGGGTATCTAACAAGTTATACAGTTACAGAATCAGATGTTACAACGCATCAAACAGCACTTAGTATTACAGAATCACAAATTACAGATTTAGCACACTATGACGATACTGCACTTGCAACCCGTGTTAGTACATTAGAAAATGCAGGATATATTACTAGTGAAACAGATAGCCAAGAACTAACATTAGTTGGTACAGACTTATCAATATCAAGTGGCAACACTGTTGACCTAAGTGGGTTTTTAACAAGTGTTCCAGCACAAACGTTTGCTAGTCTAACAGGAACACCAACTACAATAGCAGGTTATGGAATTACTGATGCATTGGCATTGGGCACAACAGCAACAACAGCACTAGCAGGTGATACAGCATTATTTGATGGAGCGTTTGCAAGTTTAACAAGCAAGCCGACTACACTAGCAGGTTACGGAATTACAGACGGCGGCGCTTCATTTGATCAAGATTTGAATACAACTAACGATGTAACATTTAACAGTGCAGCTTTATCTAGCACACTAAATTTAGCAGTGCTGGCAGCAGAACCTAGTAGTCCAGTAAACGGAATGGTTGCAGTTGCAGATGGTACAAGTTGGGATCCAATATCAAATGCTGCCCAAACTATGGTAGTATATCTGAATGGTGATTGGCGCCAAATTGCAGTTGCTGGCGTATAAGTTGATTACGATAAATATGTATAACAATAGGATTAATAAGAATGGCAAATAGATTTCCCCTAGTACTTGATACTACAGACGGCAATAAAATTAAGGAACTGCCATCTACTGACGACTTAGATCTATCTGATAGTAATATTGTTAATGTACAAGACATTACATCAGTTGGTACAATAAGTACACAACAATTACTTGTAAGAGGTAATACTGTAGATCCTGTAAATTTATTAGAATTAGAAGATAGTCCTAGTACATATGCTAATGCGGCTAGTTTTTTCTTAAAGGTAAATGCAGCAGGCACAGGAATAGAATTTGCTCCACTAGGAGCAATAGGTACAATACAGGTAGCAGATGTAGTTAGCACAAGTAATATTATTCCTGATACAACAAATACAGGTCAAGTAGGCACTACTGATAAAAAATGGAACAAAGTTATTGCTGATCAACTAATTGGTGATTTAGTAACAGACTCTGGTTCTATAGTTTTTGATAGCAGTGCAGGAGTAATTAGTTATGCTGCACTAGCCGGCGCACCAACTTTCCTTTCAGAATTTACTGACGATGTTGGTTTTTTAAGAACAGCGGATCTTGACAGTAGCTTGTCCTCATTGTTTAGTGCAGACGCATTTAATAGTGATATACAAGGAAGTGTATTTGGAGACGATTCATCACTACTAGTTGATGGCGTAAACAGCGAGATAGTAGGCGATGTAAACAATAACACAACAACATCTACACTGATTAATGCAGGTGTTGCTGACATCACAACAGTAAATGTAAATTTAGACTTAATACTTACAGGTTCAAGAACTACAGGATTAACAGTACATTCAACATCAAATATAAGTGGTGACGGTGGACTTACATTAGTTACTAACGGCTCTAGTTCAGAAGAAGAAATATTATTACAACCTGCAGGCGCAGATGGCAAAATAAAATTTCAAGCAAATGCAATACAGTTTGTAGGCGATGTTACAACAGGAATATCAGCATCAGGAGGCTTTACTGGCGATTTAACAGGTTCTGTTGTTTCAGACAACAGCACAGTTATTATTGACGGAGTAGCTGGTAAAATTGTTTCGCCAAATGTTACAGGTACAGCAAACTTTGAAGACGATGTTGTAATTACAGGTGATCTTACTGTAAACGGTACAACAACTTCTATACAAACAACTGATACAGAAATAAAAGATAATAGAATTACATTAAATGCAGGCGAAGCAGGTGCAGGTGTTACACTAGGTACATCAGGTATCGAAATAGATCGAGGAACATCTCCTAGCAAATCGTTTGTATGGGACGAAACAACAGACAAGTGGACACTAGGAGCAGAAACATTAGTAGCTGCAACAGTTGAAGCAGCCTTTACAGGTAATCTAACAGGTGACACACAGGGTACACACACCGGCGCAGTTGTTGGAGATGTAACTGGTAATGCAGCAGGTGCGCACACAGGTACATTTGACGGTGATATGACAGGTACTATGTCAGGTGATGATTCAACTATACTTGTAGACGGTGTTAACAACAAGATTGTTGGTGCAGTAGATACAACAAGTTTAAGAACAAGTGAATTTAGTATTGCACTTGGTCATGAAGCAGGTCAAACCAATCAAGGCAATACAACAGTAGCAGTAGGGTTTCAAGCAGGTAAAGAGAATCAAGGGACAGCCGCAGTAGCAATTGGCGATAGTGCAGGTGAAAGTGGACAAGGTACAAGTTCAGTAGCAGTTGGTATATCCTCTGGTAAAACTAACCAAGGCATGTATAGTACCGCAGTAGGCTATCAAGCAGGTAAAACCAATCAAGGACAATACTCAGTAGCAATTGGTAACGAAGCAGGTGAAACTAACCAGGCCGCAAACTCAATTGTAATCAACGCAACTGGTAGTGCAGTAGAAAATACTACAGCAAGTAGTACAGTTATACAACCAGTTAGAAACCAAGCAAGTGCAAACGTAATGATGTACAATCCTGCAAACGGTGAGCTAACACACACAGCAACACCAGGAACACTAGCAGCAAACATAGATCAAACAACAGTAGACATTGGTGCAACAACAGCAACAGCAATTAATATTGGTAATTCAGGTAGTACAACTACTATTGACGGCACTGTTAGTTTTTCAACCGCACTAGTTGCAAATAACATAACAGCTGATGATAGTATACAAATTACAACAGCAAGCGGCGCAAACAATGGTATTACTCTTAATCCACAAGGTACAAACACAAGTATAAATTTAACAGCAGATGCAATACGTACATTTAGTTCTCCATTTACTGATACAATTATTGCACAGGCCGGAGTTACTGGTGATGTTAAAGGTAGTATTGTAGGTGACGACAGTACAGTACTAATTGATGCAGTAAACAATAATATTCCAAAAGCAAATATTCAAGACAGTACTAATTGGGATACAGCATTTAGTTGGGGCAATCATGCAAGCGGAGGATATATAACTTCTGCTACAATGTCAACAGCAGGTAATACTGGAACGGGCACTGTAGATATTTCCGGAGGTGAAGTTTTAACGGCTGTAGGCACAACTAATCAAATTAATGTAGAAGCAAGTGCATTTGCATTATCTTTTAGTTTAGCATCTACTATTGAAACAGATCTTCAAGGCAGTGTTTTTGCAGACGATTCAAGTATTATAATTGACGGAACTACTGGAACTGTTGTAGGGCCATTGAGTACAATTGTAGCTGATGTACAGCAAATAAGCGGACCGGGTGACATTAGTTTAGAAACACTTATAACTGAAATCACAACAACTGGCACCGACGATGCGTATACACTAGCAGATGGTGTACTAGGACAAGTAAAAATAATTGCAATGATAGTAGATGGCGGTGATGCAATAGTTACTCCGACTACATTAGCAACTGGAACAACAATTACATTTAGCGATGTTAATGATAATATAACATTACTATACACTACAAATGGTTGGTTAAATACTGCAAATCAGAACGCAACTATAGCGTAATAACTTAGGAAAAAGGTAATGAGCGAAAGAGAATATATTGTAAGTTTAAACAGAGATGTAGATTATGATCGTTTTAATAAAGAAATGATTTCATCTACAGGCGCTGGCGATATTCCTCAACGAGCAGTAGGAATAGCAAATGCAAGACCGGGCTCACAAAGAAATACACATTATAATTTAACTGACAACGAAGCAGCGTTATTGCAGAATGATTCAAGAGTCTTTGCTGTAGAACTAAAGCCAGAATTACGTGATGATATCTATATGGAAGCCATGACAACACAATCAGGCAACTTTACTAAAACTTCATTAGATACTGGAGATTACATAAACTGGGGATTGCGTAGAATGAATAGCATCGTAAATCCTTACATTGGAAATAATGTAACAGGCGGTTACGATCATACTCTTGATGGTACCGGAGTTGACATTGTTATACAAGACTCGGGAATACAAGTTGATCATCCAGAATTTTATGTTGCTGGTACAACTACGTCTAGAGTAAAACAAATTGATTGGTATACATCCAGCGGGCTATCAGGAACACAAAACGCACTTTTTTATAGAGACCTTGACGGACACGGAACACATGTTGCATCAACAGCAGCTGGAATTTTACATGGCTGGGCAAAAGGTGCAGAGATATATGCAATCAAAGTAAACGGATTAGAAGGTAGCGGAGATGCCGGCACTGGCATGCCAGTATCAGATTGTTTTGACGTTATTAAAGAATGGCACAAATCAAAGCCTATCAATCCTGCTACAGGAGTAAAACGTCCTACTATTGTTAATATGAGCTGGGGATACTTTGGGTACTTTTCAGGTATTACAGGCGGCAACTATAGAGGCATAGGATGGTCAGGAACAGCACGTAGAGCTGATTATGGTATGATAGGTAGATTCAACGGCTTTGGATACACTTTTGGAAAGCGTGTAGCATCTGTTGATGTAGATATGGAAGAGCTTATTGATGCAGGCGTTATAGTTTGTACAGCTGCAGGCAATTCGTATCAAAGAATAGATCCAACAACAGGTGTAGATTATAATAATTATTTTACAACAGGATCTGGGCAAGTTTACTATAACAGAGGCGGAAGCCCAGCGAGCGATAATGCTATTGTAGTAGGTAATATAGACAGCAGTATACACTCCACTGGAGTAGAACAAAAAGCATCAAGTTCTGAATCTGGTCCAGGAGTTACAGTTTATGCACCAGGTACAAATGTAATGGCAGGAACAAGCACAATAAACAAATGGGGATCAGGTTCTGCTGATTATGAATCTAATACTAGTTTTAAACAAACTAACATAAGCGGTACTAGTATGGCGTCACCACAAGTAGCTGGCACAGCTGCATTGTTTGCACAAATTAATCCAGAAGTAACCCCTGCAGAAATGAAGACTTATATTACTAGTAATGCACCTAGTGGTAAAATTTATGACACTGGATTAGACGACGATTATGCTGATTCAAGAAGCATAAAAGGTAGTGCAAATAAGTATGCATACAACAAATTTAATAGTCCTTCACAAATGATATTAGGTCAAGTTGAAGGCTCAACATCACTTGCTCCTAGTTATACACTTAGCGCACCAGTAAGCACTAACGAAGGTAGTGCTATTACAATTACACTAACAACTTCAAATGTTCCAGATGCTACACAAGTAGGATATACAATTACAGGTGTAAATAGTGCAGACATAAGCGGAGAAAGTTTGACAGGCAACTTTACAGTATTGCTTAATAGTGCAAGTCTATCGTTGACTATTGCAAATGACTTTCTTACTGAAGGACCAGAAACACTTAGACTAACATTAAATGACTATGCCGAAAGTGTTGACGTAGCTATAAATGACACAAGTGTAGCTGTAACACAAACATATGCACTAGCTTCTAATGTACCAACTGTAAGCGAAGGTAATGATTTAACTATAACATTAACTACAGAGTATGTAGACGATGGTACAAACATACCTTACTTAATATCGGGTGTAAGTACAGCTGATATTGGAGGGGAGAGTCTAAGCGGTAACTTTACTGTGCAAAGTAATACAGCTTCGTTAATTCTTAGAATTTCAGAAGATGCTGTTACTGAAGGATTAGAAACACTAGTATTAGGTTTGCAAAATGGCGAAGCAAGTGTAAGTGTTGATATTGCTGACACAAGTCAAGCAGGCGGACAAGCATATAACCTTTCTACAAGCACACTTGAAGTTAACGAAGGCGGCAACTTTACAATTACACTTTCTACGCTCAATGTAGCCGATACAAGTTCAATTCCGTATACAATTACAGGTGTTGATACTGCTGATATAAATGCAGTACCAATGCAGGGTAATTTTGTTGTTAGTGGTAATACAGCAAGTCAAGTGTTTACTGTGTCAAGTGACCTAACAACAGAAGGCGACGAAACATTTATTTTAACACTAGATGGTGGACTAGATAGTATTTCAGTTGTAATTAAAGATACAAGTTTTACACCAACTGTTACCTTTACACTTTCAGCAAGTTCGCAGAATATTAACGAAGGTGACACAGTTACAGTTAACTTAACTACTACAAACTTAGCAGACGACGAAACAGTGCCGTATACTATAACTGGCATTAATTCAAGCGATCTAAGTTCAGGAGATTTGACAGGAAACTTTACAATTACTAGTAACACAGCAAGTTTAGCATTTACGCTTGCTGATGACTTAACTACTGAAGGTACTGAAACAATGACGTTGACACTGCCTAGTGGTGATGCAATTGCTATACAAATTAATGACACAAGTTTAGCACCAACATACACACTTACTCCTAGCGCACTTAGTGTTAACGAAGGCGGTACTGTAACTGTTACACTATCCACAACAGGTGTTTCAAGTGGTACAACAATAGGTTATATAGTAACAGGTATTACTGAAGGTGATTTAAGTGCAGGTACAATGACTGGAAACTTTGTAACAGATACTACAGATGTTATAAGCTTCACATTAGATGAAGATACTAATACCGAAGGTGATGAATTTATGGTAGTATCACTTACAGGAGGACCATCAGCGTCAACTTCAATCACAGTAAATGATACTTCACAGGCACCAACGTTTACGCCTGACTATTCAATTACAGTTACAAATGCTGGAAACAATTACTACTTTAGTGGAACAGACCGTAACGGAACATTTAATAATAGTCCACAACCAACGTTAGCATATAATAATGCTGATAAGGTACAGTTTAATGTAGACGCAGGTACAGCATCAGCGCACCCATTTTACATTAAAACAGCACAGGTTGCAGGAACAGGAAGTCAAGCATCGGGCGTTGTAGGACAAGGTACAGGTACACTTCAATGGACTATAGGTAGTTCCGGTACATTTTGGTATCAATGTCAAATTCACAACGGTATGCATAATACTATAACGGTTACGTAACGGAGATTTAAATGGCTATTAATTTAATTAATATAGGAAATATTGCAAATGACGGCACAGGAGATGATCTTCGAGAAGCATTTGTAAAAGTAAACAATAATTTTGAAGAACTAGATTTACGTGATAACGAAAAAACTACAGTATCTAATATAGGCGAAGGTATTGGATTGTTTGATCAGATTGTTAATCATGATATACAATTAAAAAGTATTCTAGCTGGAAGAAATATTGCTGTCACAACAGACACAGCAGGGAATGTTATCATAGATTCTGATACTAACTCGATTACTGAAATTACAATACAAACAGAGTCCGGAGAAATATCTGCGGTACAAGGACAAAAATTAACATTACATGGTGCTAATGGACTAGATACATATGTTGAGAACAACGTTGCTTATATTACATATACTGGTCCTATTGGCTTAATAAGTGAAACAGATCCTACCCTAAGTGTAAACTTAGATTCTAATAATAAAGACATTATCAATGTTAACACTTTGCGGGTGAATAATGTTGTAGGTAATCTTACAGGTAATGTTACAGGATTAATAAATGGAATGGATCCTGCAACTATTGCGCCATTATTTGATAATTACTTTGACTTTGGAGATGTAGGTAGAACAGTAACTAGTATTATAGAGTTTATGTTAGATGATGTAGATGTTGATATGGGTACTATAATAGTTCCAGAAACACGAAACATTGACTTAGGTAGTATTGTAGTATAACTTCCGATAAATACTGTATCTAAAAGGAATACAATATGGCGAACCCTGGCAGTATTTGGAGCGTAGGTACTGGATACAAAATACAAACATTAATTGAAAGAACGCAAGTAAACATTGCGTTGCCTCTAGTATCTTATTTTACAGACGTAAGCACAGAATTAATATCTGGAAAACTGCCTAACGGAACAAGATTAGAAAATAATTATATAACTGGCACTGCATTTGAGGTATTACTTGATACTTCTTTTAAGTTTACAATTCGTGCATACTCAGGAGTTATATTTGAAGATAGAACTTTTGAAATAATTGTTAGCGGCCCAGATTCACCTAATTGGATAACACCTGAGGGCATGTTGCCAGTAGGACGAGGCAATCAACTTTTTATACTTGACAATGCTATTATTGACTATCAACTTCTAGCAGAAGATCCAGATATTTCAGCAGGGGATGAAATAAGTTACTTTATCGCAGACGGTGACGGCACATTACCTCCGGGAATTACATTGTCCGAAGATGGTAGGTTGCAAGGAGTTACCGAAGCGTTACTATCATTAGATCCAAGGACCGAAGCTGGAGGTTACGACGATCAGCCATACGGTGACTTACCTTTAGATTTTGCCGCAGTATCCAGTTCAGGCTTTGACAGTTTTTATTACGATACATATGATTTTGATTATTCAATAGCAACTAATCAACCAAAGAAATTAAATCGATACTATTCTTTTGCAGTAACAGTTACAGATGGTGATAGTTTTACTAAAAGAGAGTTTACAATATACCTAGTAGGTGATGATTATTTAAAGTCTGATAACACACTTATGAGTTCAGGCAACGGTGTATTTACAGCAGACAACACAAATGTTAGAACACCTACATTTTTAACTCCTAGTGACTTAGGCTTTAAAAGGGCTGATAACTTTATAATTTTACCTATACAAACTATTGACACTCCGCAACTAGAAGGTATTGTTAGATATACCCTTGAAGGGATTAATACTGATAACAGTAAAAGTAAATTGCCAGACGGACTAACACTGGACTACGAAACAGGAAATATTACAGGTTACTTACCTTACCAACCTTCAGTAGTAAAAGATCATAAGTTTACAGTAAGAGCTACTAGACTTACATTTGATTTAGAAACTGTGGAAATATTTGGTACTTATTATGAAGATGTAATTTTAGGAAAAAATCAGTTCAAAATATATAAAACCGACTTGACAGGAAATATTGATAATGTCAATGATGTATTAGAATTAAGAAATAGAGAAATTTTACTCGGTGACACATTATATAAAGTTATAAACGTTGATAATTCAAACGATGATTATGAAATTATTTTTGTAGATCAGACTCTTGCTCCTGAAATAACATTACAAGTTTCTCAAACAGCGCCGAGTGGGCAAGACTTTATGTTTGTTAATACTTTAGATTTAAAAGCAAAAGAAAAATATCTTAATAGAACACTAAACTTTTCAGAGACAGAAAAATATAATATAACATCAATTGTTCCGTATATAGAATATGATGTTGTACAAGTTACACCGCAAAACGATCCAATCTTTCCTTATTCAGCACCTAGTGGTGTAGAAATTGGCGTAAGCTATTTGGTAGATGACTATATTGTTTACACTGATGACGTTGGCGGCAACAACTTTGTGTATAAAGCATTAACATCACACACTACTACTCCTTTATTAGATGAAAGTAATAACTTTGTACTTGATGCAAACGGTAACCAACAAATAGAATTTGTTAATGCAAATTGGACACAAGTTTCAGAATCATTAGATACATTACCATTAAACGAAAGACTAGAAGCAACTAAACAAGCAATTGTTAGAGCGTATGGCGGACCTGTATATATAAGTGTAAAAGAAGACACCATCTGGAATATTAAATTACCTAGCACAAGTACAACTAGAATAAAGCAAAATATAAGTCAGTTTTTTAAAGGACAAGACAGTAGTGATTTTAGAATTGATTTAATCCGTGACAATCAAGATAGAATACAACTTGATATAAATTTACAAACACAACTTAATAACGGAAGAAATATAGGAATAGCACTATTTAAAAATGATTCCTTTAGTAAAAATATTGTAACAAGTGCAAGGGACGAAGTTGATATTCCTAGTAGCATTAAAACATTTAATCTTAAAACAATTGGTGAAATTGAAAGTAACATAAAATGGATAACTGATTCTAATTTAGGTACTTTAAATGCAAACGTTCCTAGTACAAAGTCAATACGGGCAGAAAGTACAGTGCCTGATACAAAAATGGTATACGTTGTATCTAGTGGTAAATTGCCTTATGGCATGCGACTGACTTATGATGGCGAATTAATCGGAGTTCCTAATCAATATGCAAAAGGGGATCAACTAGGATTAACGACATTTGAAAATAAAACAATTACATGGGACGGCATCCTTCCTGGTGAAACGTCATTTGATAGAGAATTTAAATTTGTAGTACAAACGAGAGATAGATTCAACTACGCTTCATTAGAAAGAGAATTTACAATTATTGTATCAGATAACGATAATGTGGAATATAGTAAAATCTATATGAAGCCAATGTTGTCGCAAACCGAACGTTCCTACTTACAAAATTTTACAAGTAATTCGGAAATATTTGAGCCTGACAAAATTTACAGACCCCAAGATAACGAATTTGGTGTGCAACGAGAATTGAAACTATTAGTGTATTCCGGGATTGAGTCTGTTGATATTAAAAATTTTGTTGGAGCGGCAGCTAAAAATCACAAACGTAAGACCTACAATTTAGGAGGTTTACAATCTGCTATAGCAAAAAATGAAGGCACAAATGACGTAGTATACGAAGTAGTGTATATTCCTGTATTAGATCCAGCAAATCCTACAAAAGGTAACACAGCTAATTCATTTAGAATAAACAATACAAATAGCATTACAGTAGATTCTATGACTAGAAATGCAACAGATGATAGTATGCGTACTGATCAAGGTTATAATACCTTACCAGTATATGGCAGAGAAACAGTAAAATTTATACAAATTGATAATGAAACAATTGTAGTAGATACTAGACAAAATAACGATGTAACTATAGACGTTGACGATCAAAATTTTGAAATTGATCTTGAGGTAGGGGACGAAGCAACAATTACACTTCAACTTACCGATGCAGAACCATACAAAATGATGCCATCTAATGCTAATACTATAAAAGTCGATAGTGATGCTGTACTCGTAAGTCAACGAAAAGACGACCTTCGTTACATAAGTAATTTAGATAACATAAGAAACAATATAAAAGAAATAGGTAAAACAAAAAGAAGTTACTTACCTTTATGGATGAGAACTCCGCAAGAAGGACTACAAGAATTAGACTATATACCTGCAATTCCGTTGTGCTATTGTAAGCCAGGATATTCTGCAGATATAATTAGAAACTTAAAAGCAGCAAATTTTGATGCAAAAATGATAAATTATGATATTGACAGGTATATTGTATCTAGTGCTAAAGATAGACAGCAAGAAACATTTATCTTATTCGCAAATTACAAGTTCAATGCATAATAACGATAAATAATATTAGAGGAAAGAAAACATGGCAAGTGAAATTATTAGTTCAACAGTAGATGAAAATTATCCTATAGCAGGTGTAGATAATGATACACAAGGTTTTAGGGATAATTTTAATATAATTAAAACAGGATTATCTAGAGCTGCATCAGAAATCAGTACATTACAAGCTAGTACTGCAAAACTAGATGCTCCAAACGATTTTAATGGTACATTAATTACTGACGCTACACTAGATGCAAATACCGAATCTTTCCTGTCATCAGGTGGCGTCATAGCGTCAACAGAAGTTAGCTTTACAAATGGCATGTATCAAAGTATTAGATTTGGCTCAGCTGCTGAAGCGGCAACATTAAATCTAACATTATCAGGTTTTCCAAGTTCAGGAGATAGAGTTGCTAAGTTTAGATGTCAATTTTTTGGACCAGGCGGAACTGAACCAGTGACAGTTGTATTTTCTGCACTAGGCGGCGCGACTATATACAAATCACCTAATTGGCCTACAACATTTTTAGTAGACTCGGCAACAGATCCTATCATCGTAGACTTTTGGTCATATGATGGAGGCAATTCATACGTATTTGCAGAATACATAGGTAGGTTTGAACCATAATGCATCCTTATGTCAAAGACGCAGATACTCTCACGGAAGATCAAATAGAAGAAAAAATATTTAAATTAAATAGAATATACTATCAAACTTCTAATCAAGATGTCCAAAACCAAATAGTGCTTGCACTAGATACTTATAAGGTTGCTTTAGAAGAAAAGCGCATAGAAGCTAAAAAAATTCAAGAAAATCGCGAAAATGGCGAAAATGGACTTGACAATCTTATAAAAGTATCGTAAAATAGTTTTATGATTATGAAAACAGACTCTCTCGGTATTCCACGTTTTTCTAACAAAGATTTAATTAATATGATCTATTCTGGACATATTGATAAGTGTCATGTCGTCCTTTGCGAAGAATCAGATGATATTAATAAGTTTAATGATCGTATGAAGGATCAGGGATTACCAGAGTTAAAAACATATATTCCACTAGATGTAGACCAAAAAACTTTTGACGGTGTATGTCAGAGTGAATGGTTTATGCCTGACGAATATAAAAACATGGATATTTATAGAGTGTTAGAAGAAAAATGCGAAAACTATGACACTCTTGCAAGAGTTGACGAAGAGTTTGAAGAATTTACAAAAAGAGGTATGCTAGACTTACTACGGTATATGGTATATCTAGTAGATTTTATGCGTGAAAATAATATTGTTTGGGGAGTTGGAAGAGGCTCAAGTGTAGCAAGTTATATACTATATTTGATTGGAGTACATCGTATAAATTCAATCCAATATGAGCTGGACTGGCGGGACTTCCTGAGATAAGTACATACATAACCTTTTAGGAGATAAAAATGGCTAAGACTAGAAAAACTTATAGAAGCATGCGAGGAAAGCCTGTCGACATGGATCTATTAATGAAAAAGAATGAGCTTACACCAGCTGTAGGTAACGCAAAAGTAAATGCTCGTGGCGATCAATTAGGAGCCGGCGGACAGATCTTAAAAAAGAGAGAAGATCTTGTAAGTGAATATTACAATGTTGCAGGCGTTGTTGGTAAAGACGGTGGCGCGGCAGTAGTTGAAGAAATTGTAGACGCACCAGAAGCAAAAAAGTCAACGAAAAAAGCTGCAACTAAACAACCAGAACCAGAACTTACTGTAGAAGAACAAGAAATGATGGAAGAAGCAGCTAGTGATGATGAATGGATTGAAGATTCAGACGGAAATTTTGTAAAGAAGGACAGCTAATAATGGCGCAAAATATTAATGCAATTAAAGGTACACCGAGAGCAAAAGGCGAAGATGTTCTAGTAACTGAAATGCATTTTGGCGAACAAGTAACAGCATCTGGAATTATTATTAGTAATGATGACGGGCAAACACGAGGAATATATCCTCGCTGGGCTAAAGTATATTCAAAAGGTCCGAGAAACAAAGATCCATATAATGTAGGTGATTGGATCTTAGTATCCCACGGACGTTGGACTCGGGGAATAAAACTTGAAACTGAAGCTGATGGCGAAATCGAAATGCGAAAAGTAGAACTTGAAAGTGTATTAGCATACAGTGAAGAAAAACCAGAAGGCCTTCAAATTGGGGCAGAATATGCAGATGGTGAACATGCTACTATAGATCCGTCTAGTTTTGTAAACGCATAAGAGGTAACAATGACAAACGTATTTGAAGACATTAACAAATTTGCCGAAGCATGCGACCAACCACCAAGTGAAGCAAACTATAAAATGTATCTCGATTTAATTCGAGAAGAAACAGACGAACTAGAAGAAGCTATCCAAGACAACGATAAAGTAGAACAACTAGACGCACTAGTGGATATCCTTGTTGTTACTATGGGTGCAATACGTGCCGCAGGTTGGGATGGCGAAGCAGCGTGGCGCGAAGTAATGAATACAAACTTTGCTAAAATTGACCCAGCCACGGGCAAAGTAATCAAACGCGAAGATGGTAAAGTATTAAAGCCCGAAGGCTGGAAAGCACCTGAACTTGGACAATTTATTTGAAAATTTTGAATGGTATGATTTCTTAGCAATAGCAATATTCGCTAAAGTATTTCAAGTTTTAATTATCGTTACCCTAATGGGCGGCGGCCTAGTATCAGCGACAATACTAGCACTAGTTTGGCAACTTTGGTTATTTTACGAAAGATTTCGATCAGGAAATACTTGACTAATACAAACTCTGATGTTATAATTAATATATTATAAGGAGTTTACATGTTACTACCAACACCACAGAGTAGTGGACTAGGCACAACAGGTGCTACAGGCATTGCTTTATTAATCTTACACACAACTGGATATTTAACAGGTTGGGCTTGGCCTTTACTGTATGTATTCCTTATTATCACAGGCATTGGACAAGAAAATAGAAGAGGCAAAAAATAATGACCGTACACGCAATGATCGACTTAGAAACTTTGCATACAAACCCACAAGCAACTGTACTAACAGTTGGAGGCGTAAAATTTAATCCGCATTCAAAAAAAGATCCTTATGATGAATTTTATTATAAATTAGATACTGAAGGACAGGATCGAGCAATTAGTGAAGATACGCTTGCGTGGTGGAGCAAACAAGATCCAAAGGCACAAGAAGAAGCATTTGGAGAAAATAATCGTGTACAAATGGAAATGTTTCTTAATACACTTCCTAAGTGGATGCGTGGTGTAGACGTATTATGGGGCCACGGTTATGGCTTTGATATAACTATTTTAGAAGACATGCTACGCCAAGTTGGAAAAAGTATTCCTTGGCAGTTTTGGCAAGTTCGTGACTCCCGTACATTATTTGCTTGTATGCAAGAAGATCCTAGAAAAACTTTAAAGCAGGTAGATTTGCATAATGCTCTTGCTGACGCTTACTTCCAAGCAAAAGGTGTCCAATTAGCATACGCGGAAATGAATTTGAGATGAAAAAAGAACATCAATATAACTTCCAGGTAGAACATGCTAAACCTATTTTTACAAATATTATTGGCAGTAAATTAGTTGGCTGTGATAATGTAAAGAGTGATATTGATACTGTAACTACATATGCACATAAGACAATACTAAATCCTTTTTTTGATTTTCCGAGTAGTGAAGAGATTGTAAACATCTCTTATACTGATAATCTTATGTATGAAGACTGTGCTGTATTAGCAATTAATAATATTGCACAGCTAATTAGACCTAATGATATTTCTGCAAGTACAACTGGATGGTTAATACATCATCTAGCGGCAATAAAATTTGATAGAATACAAATACATGATCAAGAATATTATTCAGTGTATCTTGATTATCTATGTTCCCCCGGTTTAGGGCAAGCATTTTGGAAACATGCTGCACAACAGACAGCAAATAGCTGGAATGCTATGCCTACAAGTGAAAATAACTGGAGTCAACATTTTGACAGTAATAATCAAACACATATAGATAATAAAAATACATGGCAAAATATTGTAGATTATTATCCAACTGTTGACAAAACAGTTGGGTATGATTATAAATTTGCTGCATGGGTTCTTACTGATTGGTATTGTATTAAGGCAGTGCTTATGCAACAGCACCTTATAGATCAAGAAGAAATTGATTTTTTAAAGGCAGTAAAAGATAAAAAAGTAGTTCTTGAAGAACTTAAACAAGTAAAAACACAGTTATGGAAACAGGTGCGGAAAGCAGTTGAAAGTCCAATGAGTAGATATCTTTTAGGCGACGGATATGATATAAATATGGCATACCAGAATCATACCTTTGGCATTAAAGGATTTTTAAACACAGTAGAAAACCTAGAATCAAAATAGAGAAAGTGAGTTACCTTGAAGTATGTTATTGATATTGACGGCACTATCTGTAAGGAAGTAATTATACCCGACAGTGGTGGAAAGAAAGACTACGCTAATCACATTCCAATGCCAGAGCGTATTGCAAAAGTAAACGCATTGTACGATGCAGGACACACAATTAAATATATGACAGCACGTGGTTGTGTAAGTGGTGTTGACTATTTTAATTTAACTAACAATCAATTAATCAAATGGGGCGCTAAGTTTCACGAACTAAGTGTAGGTGAAAAAGAAAACTACGATATTTGGATTGATGACAAAGCATTTTGGAGTGAAAACTTCTTCCGTGAAACTGGGGAATCATATGAATGATTCTTGTCGGGAGAAAATAAATGGATCCAACACCAGAAGAGATAAAAGAAGCTTATAGATTATTTTTTTTAGTCAAAGGGCATATGGATATAACGCAAGAAATGGCATTAGCAAGTGCGCCAGGATATTTTAGACGTCTCTGGATTGCTGGCGGAAACGGTGCTCCATTATACTTGTATGATGAACAGTTTGAAATAGAATGGAAGAAAAGGAATGACAATAATGAATCGTAGATTTATTGCAGCAATGGACCACAGTGGCGGTTCAACAGGAGGCGTACTAGAACGCTACGGACAAGAATACACAGAAGCAGACAAGATGGAGAAAGTTCATGCTATGCGTCTTAGAATGATTAACTCTCCTGAATTTAACGATGAAAATATTTGGGCCGCAATACTATACAAAGACACAATAGAACGCGGAATGGTTCCGTTACTACACGGCAAAAATATTCATGCTATTTTAAAAGTTGACAGTGGCTGTACTGAAGCAGGAACACTTAAAAAGTTTGATTTAAATTATATGCTAAATTTTGCTGTGAAGCACAAGTGCTTTGGAACTAAAATGAGAAGTATTGTAAAGTCCCAAGATATATTAGATGAGGTCCTTGATCAGCAGATGGAACTAGCTGGTCAAATTTATGCTTGGGAATTAATGCCAATTGTGGAGCCAGAGATTCCAATTGAACATGAACACAAGCAAGGCTTAGAAATTGCATTACTAAACGGACTTAAGAAAAGATTAGATCTGTATGAAGGGCAATGTATACTAAAATTAACACTTCCTGAACAACAAAACATGTATCAAGATCTTGTAAATCATCCTAAAGTCCACAAAGTTGTAGGACTTAGCGGTGGATACTCTACAGATGAAGCGTGTAAAAGACTTTCAAAGAACAAACAAATGACAGCTAGTTTTAGTAGAGCATTAAGTGAAGGACTAAAATTTGGCTTGACAAACGAAGCATTTGATGCTACAATAAACAATAATATAAAAATGATCACAGAGGCTAGTACATGAAAGACTTATGGGTAGAAAAGTATCGTCCTAAAACAGTAAACGGATATGTGTTTAGAGATGACTCTCAGCGCAATCAAGTAAATACTTGGATAAAGGACAAAACTATCCCGCATTTATTGTTTAGCGGAAACGCAGGCATTGGTAAAACAACACTTGCTAAACTTTTGTTTAATGAACTTGAGGTTAATGATCTAGACATACTAGAAATTAACGCAAGTCGCACAAACTCAGTTGATGATGTAAGAGATAAAATTGTTAACTTTGTACAGATGATCCCATTTGGGGACTTTAAGGTTGTATTATTAGATGAAGCAGATTACTTATCGCCAAACGCTCAAGCAGCTCTTCGTGGGGTTATGGAGGAGTATCATACTACTGCTCGTTTCATTCTCACTTGTAACTATCCAAATCGTATTATACCCGCTTTGCACAGTAGGTGTCAAGGTTTCCACATTGCTAAAATTGACCAAACTGAGTTTACAGCTAGAGTTGCTGAAATCCTTATCACTGAAGGTATTACTCCTGATTTGGATACGTTGGATACCTACGTAAAAGCAACATATCCAGACTTGCGTAAGTGTATCAACACAGTACAAATGAATTCAACAGATGGGGTACTAGTAAAACCTAACGAAGGCGATAGTGGTGCCGCTGATTGGAAACTAGAAATGGTTGAACTGTTTAAGGCAGGTAAAATACAAGAAGCACGTAAATTATTATGTGGCGCAGTACGCCCAGAAGAGATGGAAGAGGTGTATCGTTGGCTTTATGACAACATAGAACTATTTGGTGATGACGAAACACAAGACAGTGCTGTGATTATAATTAAACAAGGCATGGTTGATCATACACTTGTTGTTGATCCGGAGATTAATTTGGCAGCAACGCTTATTAAACTTGCAAGGTTATAAAATGGAATTTAGTGAATACGAAACAGCACATACTCTTTGGCCAACTTTTACCTTTCATTACAAGTACAAAGACTTTGAAAAAATACAGGCTGATTTAGTAGAAGATATATACAAACAAGCAGAAAAACAAGAGACAGATATAGATAGCCAAGTTGCAATACAAGCCAAACATAATTTATTAGAGAGCAAGTTTAATTTTTTACAAACTGATACATCGTCTGTACAAAATTTAAATCAATTCTTTAATGAATCATTATTACATGTGATGCACGAAGGTCTTCCTAGTACAGGTTACTGGAAGCCACATAGAGATATGGAATGCGTTATAGGTGAAAGTTGGTATCATATTACAAAACAGAATGGCTACCATAAACTACATACGCACCCGGGTAGTAGTTGGGCATCTATATTCTATGTCCAAACTAATGAATGTGAACAGCATAACGGAAGTAACACTTGGTATAATCATAACATGCATCAGAATGCTAAAGATGACGGAGGCGAGTGGAATTATATGAATAGTAGTTATGTTATTCCACCAAGAGACGGGCACTTAATAGTCTTTCCTGCATGGTTGCCGCATGATGCTGTACCATACATGGGCACAGAAGACAGAATTGTTGTAAGTGCTAATGTTAACTTTTATTATAGGTAAAAAATATGACTTACTTAGTAACAGATAATTGTGTAAAATGTAAAAATATGGACTGTGTAGAAGTATGCCCAGTAGACTGTTTTTATGAAGGAGAAAATTTTCTTGTAATCAATCCAGATGAATGTATTGATTGTGGAGTATGTGAGCCTGAATGCGGTCCTGGTGCTATTCTTTCTGATTCTGTAATGAACGATCAGGAAAAACAAAAATGGCACGACATCAATCTAAAATATAGTTTGATTTGGCCAGTGATTACTGAGAAGGGTATACCGCCAGCAGATGCAAAGGAATGGGAAGATGTGCCAAATAAATTTGAGACACACTTTAGCGAAGTACCAGGAGATGGAAGTTAATGATTAAAGCAATACTAGCATGTGACGATTACGGAGGCGTAAGCAAAAACGGTACACTACCGTGGCCAAATAATTCAACAGACCTACAATGGTTCAAAGAGAACACAGCAGGACATATTGTTATAATGGGATCTACTACTTGGGAAGATCCTGGTATGCCTCGACCGTTACCAAAACGTCGAAATTATTTAGCAACAAGTCGTCAAGAAGACTATCCTGGTGCAGACGGATATATTAAAGGCGATATTAACAGTGCTATTATAGCTATTTCAGAAGATAACCCTGGTATTATAACTTGGGTGATTGGTGGACCTAACATTATTGAACAAACACTAGGTATTATTGACGAGTTTTATATTAGTCGTATTCCAGGTGCATATGCTTGTGATACATTCTTACCGTTACGTAAGATTGAAAGTTTATTTGAACGCACGTGGTCAGACGAACACGAAGCAGTTACATTTGAAATTTGGAAGAAGCGATCTACAAATTATAAACATGTACAACAAGATTTAACACAACTTAATGGTGACGGTAATCGTGACAGAGGACGCTACGGTGAAGACGAAATTCGATACGGAGTAGACTCGTGAAGCAATATTTAGACGCATTACATCACATTTTATTACACGGCAAAGACCGCGATGACAGAACAGGCGTAGGCACACGTAGTGTATTTGGACATCAAATGCGTTTTGATTTACGTAATGAATTTCCTGCTGTAACTACAAAGAAACTTGCATGGAAAAGTGTTGTAAGTGAACTGCTATGGATGCTAGAAGGATCTAGTGACGAACGTAGACTTGCTGAAATACACTACGGTAAACCTAGAGAAGAACTAGTAGGCAAAACAACTATTTGGACTGCTAATGCTGACAATCAAGGCAAGCAACTAGGGTATGTAAACAACGATACAACAAAAGATTTAGGTCCTGTATATGGACATCAATGGCGCAGTTGGGACGCACAACTTGGATTTGTAGATCAAATTGCCGAAGTACTTGAAAATATGTACTACAATCCAGATAGTCGTAGACACATTGTTAGTGCATGGAATGCTGACAGAGTAAATGTAATGGCATTGCCGCCGTGTCATACTATGTTCCAGTTTCACATACAAGACGGCGAACTAAGTTGCCAATTGTACCAACGTAGTGCTGATATGTTTTTAGGGGTGCCTTTTAACATTGCTAGTTATAGTTTGTTGACACATATGTTTGCACAATTACTAGAATTAAAGGTAGGTGACTTTATATGGACTGGTGGGGATTGCCATATCTATAAAAATCACTTCGAACAAGTACAACAGCAAATTATTAGAACTCCATTACAAGGTCCTATACTAAAAATGCCTGAGTTCACAGACTTAGATCAACTTGTAAAAACAAAACCCGAGGACTATAAACTTATTGGTTATACTCCAATGGATTCGATTAAGGCGCCCATGGCTGTATGATGGGATGGAACTGGCAACAAGATCCGCAGAGATCTGTAGAAGAAAAGTTTGCTTGGTGGCCCATACGTAGCGGATCACGCAAGCGTATATGGTTAGAGAAATATTATGAGCAACATACATACTATGACGATAACGGTAAGCCGCCTATCAAAGGTCCTTATTGGAGCTACATTTATACAAAGAATGAATTTTTAATGGAGATAATAAAAAATGAGAGATGAAATGACAGACGAAAATAAAACAGATGTTGAAAAATGGCTTGCGGAAGGAAACAAAATAACAGTTTGTCCTCCAGGAGCACGTACAGAAGATTTAACATACACATGGGGCCCAAAAAAGAAAGCTAAGGCTAAAGAAAAAAAATAATGAAGCAAAGGTTTATAGATGCATATATGGATGTTGCCAAACGTTTTGCCCTGCTAAGTCATGCCAAGCGGTTAAAAGTAGGTGCAATAATTGTAAAAAATGATCGTATTATTAGTATTGGGTATAATGGAATGCCTAGCGGTTGGGATAACTGTTGTGAAGAATGGGATGGCGAGGATGAATGGGGTAATACCATTACTAAAAGTAAAAGAGAAGTACTTCATGCTGAAACCAACGCAATTGCCAAACTAGCAAGTTCACACGAAAGTGGTGAAGGAGCAACTTTATTTGTTACTCATGCGCCTTGCATTGATTGTGCTAAACTAATATATCAAAGCGGGATAACCACTGTGTACTACGCTGAAGAATACCGTAGCACACAGGGATTACTTTTTCTAAGTAAGTCAGATATTGAAGTTATTCATCTCCATAAACTTGAAGAACTTCCTTAACTGCATCGTGTCTTTCTATATCTCCTTGTCCAAAGTTGACTATGTCTATATGAGTTAAGTTTAATTCTAATAAACGATTAGTAAAGTCTATTAGTCCGTTATCTTTCAAACGGTCGGCTTGTGCTAAATCACCTGTGACAGCCATTTTACTGCCTTCTCCTAAGCGTGTTAATAACATCTTAGTTTGATTTGGTGTAGCATTCTGCATTTCGTCAGCTAAAATAAAAGAACGTTTAAATGTTCGTCCACGCATATATGCTAGCGGCGCAATTTCAATAATTCCTTCTTCTATCATTCCTTCTATTTGACGAGCGTCAAAATAGTCGCGCAATACATCAAAAATAGGTCTTGTCCATGGAGCCATTTTCTGCTCTAGCGTACCTGGAAGAAAACCTAAGTCTTCGTCTACTGATACTGCTGGACGAGTAACTATGATTTTATCTACATCACCTTCCTTGAAAAGCTTTACAGCCGCTTGGACTGCAAGCAACGTCTTTCCTGTACCCGCTGGACCAATACCAAATACGATGTCTTTGGTTGTGTCTAGTAGTTTTAGGACGTAAGTTTCTTGATTTTTATTTCTTGGAAGTATAGTTACTGTTTGCTGTTTTTGTTGTACGTTAAATTCAACTACGTTATTGTAGCCGGTCTTTGCACGGTTTTGTGCTTTCCTTTTTGCACCCATTAAAGGTCCTCCTTTGGTGGTATATGCTGTAAGGTTTACTTTGTTCGCAGAACATAGTAGCCCTACAAAAGTATTTACCATCGATTGCTCATCTAAAACACATAGTTTTTCTCTCAGAGAAAATTATATAACTATCGTTTTCAGATAAATAATACTAGCAAAGAAATTATAGGTATTTAAATAATGTATGACTCACTAGACATAATTAAAAACATTGAATCTATATACGGTTCAAATGATGCTTTTTCTATTCTTAAAGATTTTGAAAGAGTTTTGGACCACTTAGATTTGTATGTATATGCAAATTGGGAAAAGGGAGAAGTAGCAGAAGGACCTATGATAGATAGACATTGGGTAACATGCAGCTTCTTTTGGCCACAAGATGAAATGCCTGATCCAATGGGTGGTAAAAGATTACTTGACTATGATTGTAAAGTGAGATACAAAAAATCTAGTATAATTTCACCAAGAAAAATTGAAAAACCGGATGATATACGTCCAGGTACAAAAAAAGGTAAACTTGATAGATTACCTATCTGGGTAGTTGAAATTCAAATGCCAACAAAACTAATACAAGATGTTTATTCAGGATACATGCAGGATGTAAATTTATTGCAAAATACACAACAAGACAAAAGTAATATTATGCCTGATTCACCAGAAACACAAGATGCAGAAGAGCTTGCAGACACAAGTGATACAGAAGCAGGAGCACAATTATGACTCTTAGAACAGGCGACTTACGAGACCTAGTAGACAGTGTTGTTGAAATAGACAGTTATAAGAGTAAAATGGGCAGTGACAATGACATCATTGTTGTTGCATTAAGTACTCTTACTAGCGAGGCAGCTACAGATTTGTCTAATTTTGTTGAAAGAGGATATTCTTCAGTACTTGATGCTGATGCAACACCGGGTGAGCAGAGTGACGGAAGATACCGGGTGTTTATTGAGATAGAACGTGGTAAAGATTCTAGTGAAAATATAATGGAAATTATAGACGGTATTCAAAATTTGACTAGCAATGATAAAATGCGTTTCCGTTATTACAAAAATTTCAAAAGTAAGGATCTTACGTCTGAAAATTTAGAAGAAGTACTACCTATTACAGCAGACGATTATGATGTTGCTATTCAAGAAGGCAGAATGCAAAACTATAAGAACTTTTTTGACAAAAGTTTTGTAGAAGATGTAACTATGCACAATGATACACTAATAATTAAAAAAGCTTATGCAGACCCAGTTGCATTTAAATACATAGACTTTGGTCCTACACAAGAAACATTAGATTCAATTAACGAATCATTTAATCCGAATGATTTTGCAGAAATAATTTTCCTAAGTAAGTATATTGGAGATTATAATATTACAAAATACGGCAGTAAATTAACATTTACTAATAATAACGATACACTTGTATTGGAACGTATTATTTTATGACGCAATGTATTAATTGCGGGAACCCTTCACACTGTAATAAAACTCAAGACTGCTCCGTAAATGCACACGAATTTGGTATATATAGTGTGACAGTTTGTAAAGCCTGTCATTGCGAATTATGCAGTAAGGAAAAGGATCAGAAAAATGGCAGCTGAAGATTTTGGATTTCAATTCACTGAAGAAATGGTAATTGAATTGCTTCGTGGTAACGAAGAAGCTGAAGATTGGTATGACGCAATGTGCGAAATATTACCGCTATGGGAAGTAGACTCGGCAGAAAGAGTAGCAATGTTTATTGCCCAATGTGGACACGAATCTAATAACTTTAAAGTATTATCAGAAAATTTAAATTACAGTGCAAAAGCACTTAATAGTATCTTTCCTAAATACTTTGAAAGAGCAGGGAGAGATGCAAATGCGTATCACAGACAGCCTCGTAAAATTGCGAACGTTATTTACGCAAGCAGAATGGACAACGGCGATACCGACAGTGGTGATGGTTGGAGATTTAGGGGCGGCGGCATTCTGCAACTTACAGGCAGATACAATTATACAAAATTCGGCGAAGAAGTCGACATGTCCCCAGAAGAAGCAGTAGACTATGTGCGTACAAAAAAAGGTGCATTAGATTCAGCATGTTGGTACTGGGACACTAATAATTTGAATAAATATTGTGACGCACTAGACATTAAAGGTGCTACAAAGCGTATTAACGGTGGCTACATTGGCTTAGAAGACCGCGAAAAGCATTATAAACATGCTATGGAAGTATTAGGCGGAGACTGGGAACCAGGTGAAATTGCATACGAAACTGTGCGAGTTGGGTCTAAAGGACCTACAGTACGTGCAGTACAAGAAGAATTAGAAATTGGTGCAGACGGTATTTTCGGTAGAGGTACAGAAGCACATGTAAAGGTTTGGCAAGAAGCCAATGGACTAACAGCAGATGGAATAATGGGCCCGTCCAGCCTTAAATTAATGTTCGGAGACTAAATTTATGAAACTGTCAGGAATGCTTTTAATTGTTATGATGACCATGGGTGGTATAGGATATTGGTACTATACTGACACACAAAAAACTATTGCTGTATTAACTGAAAACAATGCAAAACTAAACCTGGCAGTTGCAACAAATGAAGCAACTATACAAGCAATAACAGCTGACATAGAAGCTGCAAACAAAGCATTAAGAGAAACAAACGACCAATTTAATGCTATTAGACAACAGAATAACGAGCTTGCATCAAAATTACAAGAACATGACTTAGAATTAACCGCGGCTGCGAGGCCAAGATCAGTACAAAGATTAATTAACGGCGGTTCTAAAAATGCAGGCAGATGTTTTGAATTACTATCAGGTTCACCCCTAACGGAGAGAGAGAAAAATGCAGAGACAGCTAAAAGTTTTAATAACGAGTGTCCTTGGCTTTATGATGATTTTAAGTCTAGGGGCTTGCTCATCAGTACCCCAGCGAATTGAAGTAACAACTAAGCCGATTGCAAAACCAGAACTTGTGTTACCTAATGTTGATACTGTATCCATGCGAAAAATTGAATGGGTAATAATCACTGAAGAAAACATGGAAGAAGAAGTTGCTAAATGGACTAAGGGCGGCAAGCCTTTAGCAATATTTGCACTTAACGCAAACGGTTACGAAGCATTAGGAATGAATTTTAGTGACATACGTGCTCTTGTTCAACAACAACAATCTATAATTGCTGCATATGAAAACTATTATAAAGCTGCAAACCAAGCACTAGATACAGCAGAAACACAACGCCAACAAGAAGAAGCCGCTGATGCTGCAAATGCTGAAGCTTTAGAAGAATCACTAGTAGATAAAATAAATCCATTTAAATGATAAAAAATCAACCAGTATTCCTGGGCCTAAGACTGTGTGAACACGACACAAATATAGCACTGTCAATCGGTTCAAAAGTAAAATACAGAAAAACTGAACGTAATACACAAATAAAACACCACTACTACAGTAACTTGTGGGAATGGTTATTTGTGTTAGAAGAATGGAATATAAATGTTAGCGATATTGATGCTATAGGTTTAGTTATAGATGATAAAAACTATGAGTGTATTCAAGTAAATGATTACGATGCTCCATATGAAATACTAAATCATCAATACCCTCACTGGGAACAAATAAAGTGTCCAATTTATAGAATAGACCATCATTATGCACATGTAATGAGTTGCTGGCCCATGGGTATAGAATCTACTACAGACTTTGTATTTGACGGCTTTGGCGACGATGAACGATCGCATACAATATATAAGAATAAAAAACAAACACACTATGCTAAATTATCCGAAGCAGAGAGTATAGGTAGGTATTTTGGCACAATCGGCGAGCATGTTGGCATGAATGGCTATCATTTAGATCATGCTGGTAAATTAATGGGACTAAAGTCATATGGAAATTTTGATTTAGATTTTTATAAACAAATTTCACACTTCGGAATGTACGATATTGCTGAACTTTTAAATATACAAAAATGGTATGCATATAAAGGTAGTAAAAACTTAGTAGAATGTGAATGGGTAAACTGGTTACGCACAGTACATGACCATTTAGAAAAAATATATCCTAATTATTTTTTAGAGCATTGTAATCCAAATGAAGTAGTTACATACACAGGCGGAATTGCGCAAAATACCTGTATTAATACTAAGATTAAAAAGGTAATACCTAACTTACATATACCACCTCACAACTATGATGGCGGGTTAAGTTTAGGTTGTATAGAAGTTTTGCGACAAATACATGATGCTGACTCCTTTGATACTTCAGGATTTCCTTTTTGGCAAGATGACCAACATCCTGGTTCAGTTGCATCAACAAAAACCATTAAACAAACTGCCGAACGTCTTGCAAAAGGAGACATAGTAGGATGGTATCAAGGACACGGGGAAATAGGACCGCGGGCACTAGGTAATAGATCGGTGCTGATGAATCCAAATGTAGAAAATGGCAAAGACATTATAAACAGTAAAGTAAAGTTTAGAGAGCCATACAGACCATTTGGTGCATCTGTGTTGTTAGATCATGTAAATGATTATTTTGAGTGGAACGAACCTAGTCCATATATGCTATATGTGCAAAAAGTTAGAGATCCAAAGGCATTTGCTCCTATTACTCATGTGGATAATACATGTCGTATACAGACTGTAGGGAACGAAAACCCTCTATATGCTGAATTAATAGAAGAATTTAGGAAGCTTACAGGCATTCCTATGTTACTAAACACAAGTTTAAATGTAAACACAAAACCAATTGCAGGATATAAGTCTAATTGCTGGGATATATTCCACAAAACAGCAATAGACAGTATAGTAATTGGTGACTATACCCTCCAAAAATAGAAAATATTAGTATAAATACTAGTAGAAGGAACCGCGATGGATTTTATAGATAAACTTCTCGGCGATACGCTGTGGATATACACCAGTATAATAGGCGCATTGCTCGGCGCGGCTTTCCTTGCATATTTTAAAAATACTCGAGCAGGGCTTTGGTGTTATGCAAAGTTTGATATGTTACTAGATTGGTTAGTTGAGCGATGGGGCCTAACTTGGTTTGAACAGCCGTTAGATGCATGGCGCAAAAAGTATCCATATGTAACAAAGAAAATAGACGAGTTAGAAGCTCGTATTAAAGAATTGGAGAACAAGTAATGGAAAGCGAAATAATGAGTGCTGGTGGTGTTGGACTAGAACTAGCTGAATTAGCCATGCCGTTTGTAGGCGCATTACTTGCATTAGTAATTACACTAATGTTTAAAGATTACGCAACTAAAGTTGCAAAAGGGATGGCATTCAAAATGAATCCTGATTTCAAGGAAGGTGATAAAGTTATACTAGACGGTGAAAGAGCTCTTATTGTTAAGATAGGAAATACTACAACAGTGTTTGGTATACATAAATCAAACGGTGAGTTTGAAGGTGACTATTGCTGGAGATACATACCTAATGAAAGAATATCTTCGTTGAAACTTGAAAAGGTAATATTTGATGCTACACCTGTGCAAAACACACAGCGTATACACGAAAATGGGCAAAAAATTGACGAACTAACCGGAGGGAATTTAAATGCCAAGAAAAAAAGTTGAAAGTGAAGTAGCCGAACCCGTTGCGGCAGCACCAGCAACAGAAACAGTCGGAGGCGTAAGCTACAGTGGACTTACTGTAGAACGCGGGGCATTGCCAGATGATGCTGACATGAACGGAGATGGGCATATCAGCAAAAGAGAAATGGAGATGCACTTAGAGTTTAAACGCAAAGAACTAGAAGACCAAGATGCTATGCGTGATGCACAACGTAAAATGGCTTGGTTTGCACTAATAGGTATGTTGCTATATCCATTTGCAGTTGTTATTGCAGTATTGCTAAATTTAGATCAAGCGGCAACTGTATTAGGATCGATGGCAGCAACATATTTTGTTTCAGTTGCAGCAATTGTTATGGCGTTCTTTGGCGCACAAGCATATAGTGGAAAATCTAAATAATCACTACTGTTATTAACTAGTGGTCCATACGATAAGTAGTTGTATGGACCACTATTCTACTCTTGGCGTTGCTAAAAACGCTTCTGATAAAGAACTTAAAGCTGCATACAAGAAAGCAAGTATGAAACATCACCCCGACCGAGGCGGTGACGAAGCCAAATTCAAACAAATCAACGAAGCATACAGTACACTAAAAGATCCGCAAAAGCGAGGTCTGTACGATCATCAACAAACTGCTGGGCAAGGTGGTTTTAACTTTAAACAAGGCGGCTTTGAAGAGGCAATGCGACAAGCAAATACGCAATATGGCGGAGGTAATCCATTTGCAGGCTCACCGTTTGAAGATCTATTTGGAAACAGACAACAACAACCTAGAACACCTAGGAATCAAGACATACGTGTCAAAGCTGATATTACATTACAAGAGGTTCTTTTAGGCACTACAAAAATAATACAATATAGAACCCAGACAGGCAGATTAGAAACAGTAAATGTAGACATTCCCGCAGGCGCAAGACATAATGATACCATTAGATATCAAGGGCTAGGCGATGATGGCCATCCAAGATATCCAAGAGGAGATCTACATGTTAATATTAGATGTAGGAAAACAAAAGGCTGGGATAGGGAAAATAACAATTTAATTACAAAAAAACAAATAAATGTGTTTGACTTATTGCTAGGATGTGTTATAATAGTAGAAACATTAGATAACAGGCAAATAAAATTAACAATACCAAAAGGCACTCGCCCGGGACAAGTGTTTAGCATTCCAGGATACGGAATACCAGACCTTAATACCGGAAAACGTGGATTAATTTATATTGGCATAGAAGCAGTAATGCCAGATACAAATGATCCGGAAGTAGTACAACTATTAGAGCAACTAAAAAAGAAGGTAGACAATGGTAGAGCCCAGTAAAGAATTACAACTTATTTTTGATAAAGCAATTAAAGATGCAAAAAAGCTTCAGCACGAATATGTTACACTAGAACACCTAGTTTATGCAATCTTCTGTGAAGAAAACTTTTGCAAATTACTTGCTACGTATGGTGCAAAAGTTGATTATATTAAGCATAATATAGAAAATTACTTAAAAAATGAATTAGGCGATCTAAAGATCCCTGATGTAAAATTTAAACCAAAAAAGACAAGTACAGTAGAACGTGTATTAAATAGGGCGTTTACGCAAACATTATTTGCAGGTAGATCTACTATAGAATTGACAGATCTTTTGTTAAGTGTACTAAGTGAAAAGAAGTCAGTATGCACATATTACTTAGAGAAAGGCGGATTGGATAAAGCAAGCTTTACAGAATTTATTAACGACGAGTATGATCTAATGGAAGATGACGAAGTTGTTAGTGGAGAAGAGAAAAAGGCATTACGTGCCTTTGCTACAGACCTTAACAATGAAGTTAAGCGTGGCAAAGTTGATCCTATTATTGGTCGATCTGAAGAACTTGTAAGTCTAGCTCTTGCCTTAGGCCGTCGTAATAAAAATAATGTTCTTATGGTTGGAGACCCTGGTGTAGGTAAAACTGCAATTGCTGAAGGATTAGCCTTTAAGATTGTAAATGGCGATGTACCAGAGTTTCTAAAAGAGTACAAAGTATATAATTTAGACATTGCTGGTATGATTGCTGGTAGTAAGTATAGAGGCGACTTTGAAGAGAGATTTAAACAGGTAATCAATGCTCTACAAAAGCAAGGCAAAACAATTATGTTTGTTGATGAAGCACATATGATGAGTGGTGCCGGAGCCGCTGGAAGTAATAGTTCATCAGATATGGCAAATATGTTAAAGCCTGCATTAACAAAAGGCAATTTAAAAGTAATTGCAAGTACAACATGGGAAGAATATAGAAAATACTTCGAAAAAGATCGTGCATTAATGCGTCGATTCCAGCGTGTTACTATTGACGAGCCTTCAAAAGAAACTACTTCAGATATTCTTAAAGGAATAAAAAAGTACTACGAAGAATACCATGCAGCTACAATTACTGATCAAGCAATTAAAGCAGCAATTGACCTAAGTGTTAAGTATCAAAGCGATAAAAAGTTGCCAGACAAAGCAATTGATCTTATTGATATTGCATGTTCACGCTTTAAAGTTAACAATCAAACGAAAAATATTGTTATTGAAGAATCTAACATTCAATATGAACTTGCTAAAATTATTAATTTGCCTGCAGAGCAAGTAGCAGAAAAAGAAACTGAAAATCTTGCCCAACTAGAAAATAATTTAAAGAAAGTTGTATTCGGACAAGACGAAGCAATTGAAAGTATTGTTGATAAAATACTTGTTAGCCAAGCAGGACTAAAAGCAGATGATAAGCCAATTGGTGCGTTTGTGTTTATGGGTCCAACAGGAACTGGTAAAACTGAAACTGCAAAAGCACTAGCCAAAAACTTAGGAGTTAAACTTGTAAGATTTGATATGAGTGAATACATGGAAAAACACAGTGTATCAAAGCTAATTGGGTCGCCTCCGGGCTACGTAGGACACGAAGAAAGCTCAGGACAACTTATAACTAAACTACAAGAAAATCCAAATTGTGTATTATTACTTGATGAAATTGAAAAAGCACATCCTGATGTTTCTCAAATCTTGCTACAAGTAATGGATAATGGTAAAGTTACCGGCTCTGACGGCAAAGAAGCTGATGCTCGACAGTGTACACTAATACTTACAACTAATCTTGGTGCAGCACAAGCTGAGAAAAATTCTATAGGATTTGGTTCAGAAGAAAATACAAGCTATGGTGATACAGAGCTTAAGAGATTCTTTGCACCAGAATTTAGAAATAGATTAGATGGTGTTATTACATTTGCTAAACTTGGTAAAGAAGTAATGATGAAAATTGTTGGTAAATTCCTTGTAGAACTTAAAGATATGGTTAAGGAAAAAAATATTGATATTAAAATTACTGACGAAGCTTTAGATTACTTAGTTGACAAGGGCTTTGATCCAAAGAACGGAGCGCGGCCGTTACAGCGTGTAATAGATAAAGATATTAAACGTCCGTTATCTAGACAAATGCTATTTGGTGATCTAAAGAACGGGGGACTGGTTACAGTTGATATAGCTGATGATAATATTAAGCTAGTTGTGGATACTGAGGTTAAAGTATTAGATGAACATCTATGAGACTACAAAAAACTTCTATAACCAGTACATATACAAACTTGTTATATACAACCCCTTGTCTCACAGTTTTAGGACAGAGTTGCAACGCGAAGGCACTCTGTCCCATGTAAGAAAAGAACTAGATAAGTATCAGTTAGATTATGAAAATGGTATACCTTTACAACGCCAAGTTTGGAGGACAACTATATCAATTTCGCAAGAAGATTTCTTCGATGCTAAAGATATATATTCTAGATTAAAATCTCATCATAAACAATATATTGTTAGAATAGGTCTCGGTAACGATATAATTATCTATTCTAACAATAGAGAATTCCTTGTAGATTTAGGCACAACTGTTAGAACAAAATCAGTTTCTTTCTATGAACCTCTTGAAAATATTAAAGAGCTACTAAAAAAAGAAAAGGATATAGCATTTGTTTCAAAAAAACCAGAGTTTGGTCTACGTGTTACACTTGGACGTAAACTTGGCTCAAACGAACTTGCTTCTTGGTTAAAAAATAATACAGATAAAAGTAAAATCGGTAAAACTGCATTGTCTTATCTAGAAGATCAAGCATATGTTGACGGTTTATACTTTTATGTAAGAGACGAAAAAGTATTAAATCTAATTACTTTACTAATTGGAGACAATATTAGGCGTGTTCAAAAACTTGTATGGTTAGAAGAATTAGATAAATATTAGTATGGCAACTAATAGTGAAACAATTTTAACAGCAAATACACATCCAGGAGACAGTACAACAGAGACTGTAACTGGTGACAAATTCAAAGGAGACGGTTACTACGGACGTAGTGACGGGCTTCATACTGTGCAATATACATTTGCAGGATTAACAGGAACAATAATTATTGAAGGTACACTTGTAGTTGACCCTGTGGAAACAGACTGGTTTAGTGTACATTCGTATGCCGCAGTTGGAGAAAGTGTTAGTAAAACTGCTAATGTTACTGGTAATTATGTTTGGATAAGAGCTAAAGTTGTTTACACAGACGGAACAATAAATTCAATAGTATTAAATCACTAAAAGGTAAAAAAATGGAATATTTTGTAAAAGTAGTAATGGAAAAACAAGAAGGTGTATCTAAATTAGACGAAAGCATCTTTGCAGAAAGTCAAACATTTGTAACTGAGCAGGACTGTACAATATTCCAAATTCCATTACAAAGAGAACTGTCAGAAGACGAAGCAAATGAATACGCTGAGAAACTAGCAAACTATATGTTCGAACAAGGTTATGAAGACTTTGATATCGAAATGGGCCACGAAGGTTCATATGTTGATGAAGAAACATACGACGACGACGATGAGTTTTATGAAGCATACGGTATGCTGTGGTACAATGAAGATGATGATCCGATGGACGAAGCAGAATATCAAGGACGTAAAGTTAAACTTGGTAAGCCTATGCAAGGTGATGTTAAGAAGTTTAAAGTGTATGTCAAAGATCCTAAAACGGGTAATGTAAAAAAAGTAAACTTTGGACACGGTGGATCAAGTGTTAAAGGTAAAGCAATGAAGATTAAAAAGTCTAATCCTGCACGTAGACGTTCATTCCGTGCTAGACATAATTGTGATAATCCAGGTCCACGTACAAAAGCAAGATATTGGAGTTGTAGGAAATGGTAGAAAAGAAGACACCTGCACAAGAAATAAGAGATTTAGGCAATCGTTTAGCTCAGATAAATGGTTTAGATAACGCAGAAGCTGAACAAGCAGCTGAATTAGATGCTGATATGATTACAATAGCACCCAATCCATACGGATCAACGTATGAAGATATACTAGCAGCTAAAGAGAAATAACATGCGCTTAGACGAATTTGTAACAAAAGAAATGCCATTTGACGTAGTAGATGATTGCGCAATTTACATGCGTAATAATCCTAGTTTTTATCGTAAATCACTTTTCCCTGCAATCATTGATATGAAGAAGAAACATGACAGTGGAAAGCCATGTGATCCTGAAGAGTGCATGGGCAAGTGTTGTGATATGGCAATAGAGTCTTATTGTAAAGAATACAAGTTAGGAAGTTCTAAAAATGTATTTGGTCAAAAAGACAGAGATAGTCTTGTTGAAAAGATGTGTAGTGAAGAACTTACACAGATTAAGGATGGAGCATACTAATGCTGTTAAGGGAACTGTTTGAAGCGCCGGCAAAAAAAGCTGTTCTCGCATTCGGACGGCTTAACCCTCCAACAATTGGACATGCTAAACTAGTAGCAGCCATTGAAGCACAGCCAGGCGATCATTACCTTTTTCTATCACAAACACAAAAACCTAAAACAGACCCATTAGACTTTGCAACTAAGATGCAGTTTGCAAAACAGTCCTTTCCTAGTATTAACATAGGACATTCAAAAGTAAAAACTCCTGTACAAGCACTACAAATGCTACAAAGTTTAGGTTATACTGATATTATTTTTATTGCAGGTTCAGATCGTGTAGATGGTTTCCAAAAGATGTTCGATACTTACAACGGTAGACCAGACAAGTCAGGAAATATTCCTTTTGAATTTAATACACTTAACGTAGTAAGTGCAGGCGAACGTGATCCTGACGCTGACGGCGCCGAAGGTATGAGTGCAAGTAAAATGAGAGCAGCTGCATCACAAGGTGATGAGAACGCATTTGCACAAGGTGTTCCAAACAGTAAGTTAGCAAAATCTATGTATGATGCTGTACGCAAGGGTATGGGCGTACAAGACACAGTAGCATCAGAGCGAGAACTTAGTAAAGGCGAAGAAAAAGAAAAAGAACGTATTGTAAAAGGTATGAAAAAAGGAAAAGCTGGATTTAAAAAGCGTTACGGTAAAGACAGTGATGCAGTAATGTATGCAACTGCAACGAAACTGGCTAAGAAATAATGGATATTGAAAGACTAAAACAACTTGCTGGTGTAAATGAATTCAAAGGATATACTGAGTATACTCTAGAAAACATGAGTCAGACTGCAACTGATCTAAAACAAGTAGAAAAAGATAAAAATATAAAGCCGGGCGACAAAGAATGGTTTGAATTGTGGTTTTCAAAACCTTATATGACAGGACATACTTTCCGAGGACGTAAGAAGAAATGAGGAAAAGAAATAGAATCGTAGAATGGTGGAAAAGAATAACTAGAGAAGAATATGAAATGGTTATTTGGGTAGCAGATACAGTTACTATACATCAAGACGGTGAAAGAACTAAAACGTGGAAGGCTCAAACATATCAAGCAAAGAAGATAGTTAAGCAAGGTCCAAAGCATTTTATATTTTATGACTTAGAAGGCAAGAAAAACGAAATAAAATATTTAGAACCTGTGGATTTCCACATAGTAAAAGTTTGGTAAATACGCTATGTTAATTAGAGAGTTATTTGAAGACGGTAGAATTGTTAACGGGGTTAATACAACTGTAGACGTTGGTGTTGATCAAATTTCAATTGAGGCAGAAAAATTAGGTTTTAATGTTTCCAAAGATGGTGTACCGCCGTTATTAGGCGAAGCTCACCATATGAAAAATCCTAAAAACACATTCCTTACAAAAGCAGATACAGCATACGATTTTTTACGTGTAGGTAAAACTATTTCTAATTTAGATAGTGCGGGCAAAGATGCAAACAGAGATGAGCCTGATGTTATGATAGTACCATTTGGCGGCAAGAAAGAAAAAGACCATCTTAAGAAAGGTCTTAAAAAAGCAGGATACAAAACACAAGACGCCGATAAAGACGGTGATGATTCACACGTAGACGAAGCAGTAGGACAAGACTGTCCGCCAGCAACGCAAGACTTAGAACTTAACACAAAAAATAGAGATGCAACGCTAAAGAACTTTAACTATGGACCTTTGAATGTAAGTGAACCAGGTGACTATTGGGAAAAGATTGCAGACTATTGGGACACTGATGTAGAAGCGGCACTTGCAAGTAAATGTGGAAACTGTGTAGCATTTGACATATCAGAACGCATGGATGCTTGTATGCCAGGCGAAACATCAGACGATGATGGACGTTTAGGTTATTGCTGGATGCATCACTTCAAATGCCACAGTGCAAGAAGTTGTCATACTTGGGCCAAAGGCGGTCCTATTGAAGATGACGTAAAGTCATTGGATTGGCAAAAGCGTGGCGAAGACAAAGTAAAAGAAAACTTTGCCGACGGTAAGAAAAAAGGCAAAAGCAGACCAGGCAGAGTAAAGAAGTCAGGTGCTAGTTGTAACGGCACAGTAACACAATTACGCAAACGTGCTAAAAATGCAAGCGGTGAGAAGGCTAAAATGTATCACTGGTGTGCTAATATGAAAAGCGGCCGCAAAAAATAATGACACAGTATACTTTAGACCGTATACTAAAAATAAACGACATATCAATTTACTGGGACTATGACACAAGAGCAGGCGGCGGAAGCTTTGGTCTAGATTTTTTAGAAGTTGTCAAGGACCGTTACGGTAAAACTTTTGACAATTGCTTAGAATGTTTTAGCGGACCTGGAATAATAGGTTTTGGATTACTTGCAACAGAATGCTGTAATAATATATCTTTTAATGATATATACCAGGGTGCTATAAACAATATTGAAAAAACAATTGATAATAACCCTAGTATATCTAAAAAAGTAGAATATTATTTAGGGGATAATATACAAAGTATTCCGCAAGACAAAAAATATGACCTAATTGTAGGAAATCCACCTCACACTGTTGTTCCTAAAGAAGATAAAAAGTTGTTATCTTCTAGATTATATCACGACGAAGATTATAAAATACATAAACGTTTTTTTGCAGGTGTAAAAAATTATCTTTCAGAAAACGGAATAATATTACTACTAGAAGATTTTAATAAGTCAGAATATTCTATATTTCAAAATATGGCAAAAAACGAAAATTTAAAAATTAATGAAGTATTTGCAATGGATAACCAAATGTTTACTAGACCATATTACTATCTTGAGATTGTCCACGCATAAAATAAACAGCAGCGGCTACAAGAAATAAATACTTTTATACAAGAGAAAGTAGAAATAATGTTAAGTAAACAATGTAAATTACACTTAGAAGAACAAGGTGAAACTGGATGTCAGCATATGAAAGCTGCCCTAACTGCCGCTGTAAGATTGCAACTTTTAGTGCCAGCATTAATAGTCCATAGTATTGCTCCGCGTTTCTTTACTAATACAGCTAGCAATGTAATGACAGATATTCTTAACTCAAGGAAATCAGAAACTTGCAAAAAGTAATTACATGCGGGTGTAGTTTTAGTGAAACACGCTATGTGCAAACATGGCCAATACATTTCTCAGCACAGTTTCCTAATTATAAACATATTGACACAGGAATGGCTTCACAAGGTAACGGATTAATAAGCAGAACTTGTATCTACAAGGTATCAGAAGCTTTAAAAACATCTAAACCAGAAAATATTATTGTTGGTGTAATGTGGTCAGGTCCTGACCGACATGACTTTTATCGTGACGAACCAGACGGATTATCTAAAAGTTATAGAAGAAATACAGAAGGATGGAATGAAAATCCTACAGGATTTATTAATGATCACAAGCATTGGTTTATTGCAAATCATTATTGGAAAACTAGACAAGCGCAAGTTTACTACAAATATTTACATTCATTTACAGGAAGTTTAATTTTAACTCTTGAACATATGTTGAGAACACAATGGTTTTTAGAAAAAAATAATATAAAATATTTTATGAGTACATATATGGACCATACACTACCAATAAATTATATAACACATAATCCAAGTACTAGTCATTTGTATGACTTGTTAGATATGTCAAAATTTTTGCCCGTAGGCGGAATGGGTGAATGGTGCAGAGAAAATACTAACTTACCGTTTACCGAAGATGATCAACATCCGTCGTCGGAGCAACACAAGGTATTTACAGATAACGTTATTATGCCTTTTTGGAAAAAAACCTACAGATAAAACCTAACTAAATACACTAGCAAATAAATTTTTAGGACTTACAAATGAAAATATCAGATATAGACAACAAAGTTTTAGACGAGACTGCGACAGCTGGTGCAACTAGTGCAGGCAGTATTGCAAGTGTAGCAAACCCAACAGCAGCAAAATCTAAAATTAAACGTGACAAAAACGGTGCACCTGTGGCCCCACAACTTAAAAATCCCGACGGTACTGCAAAAAATGCAATTACACTAGACAAAAATTTAATGGGCGGCAAAACTATTAAGAGGTAAGAATGAAAAATCTATTAATAACCTTTGGTTGTAGCTGGACATTTGGTGTAGGAGTTTTTTATTACAAGGGTATGACTGAAAAAGAATACTGGAGTCATCCTAAAGCGTTTAAGCCACATAATACTTTTAGATCTATCATTGCAAAAGAACTTAATGCGGACAATTTAAACTTTAGTATGGGCGCTAGTAGTAATGACAAACAAATACGATATGCAAAACATTTCTTTTCTAGCCAACAATTTAAAGATTTACAGAATGAATACGATAATATCAAAGTTCTATGGGGCATCACAGCTACTTCAAGGATAGAATGTTGGGACTACAAGTTTAAAGATATTAATAATCTTATTCTTACACCTGGTAGACGCTATTTAACTGGTCATCATTCTGTAAATGACGGCTTATCAAAAACATATCTGAGATATTTTTATGATCAAGATCATAAAATATTTGAATTAGCAAAAGAAATGCACTTTTGGAATTCCTATTTTGAATCTTTAGGCATAACTAATTATTGGTTTGACACATTTAATCATCACAATTACTATAAACCGCACGAGAGTTCAAAACATATAGAAGCAAAAACAGATCTTGGTGAATTGTATCGTTTGGAAGATAAAAAACATTCTTTAGACAATGACGTAATAGACCAGCATGCAAAGTTAAATTCGCTACGAGCAGTGTCTAAGATACGTAATTTATTATTTGATGACAGAGAATACAGAGATTTATGTAGCATATTAGCATTAGATGCAGGCGTAAAAAATGTAGACGGGTACCATACTTCAACTTTTCTTGCTGATCATCCAAAAATAACATTTCTTGCTGATAAAGGATTACTTAATCCTTATAGTTTTCATCCTACAGAAACAGCACACCAAAGCATAGCAAGTTTCATGCTAAAAGAAATAAATACACTATAGAACGTTTTTACGGAGCACAATAATGACACAAGAAGTTCAAGAAGGATTAGGCGAATTAGCAGATGTTGCTGAAAGAGACCATGAAGTACAAATGGCTCGTGCTGAACTATACAAATTAGCAAAGTATGCAATCAAACTACACGACATGCTAAAAGGTGTAAGTGAAGCAGAAGGCTTAGAAGGTTGGGTACAATCTAAGATTACTAAATCAGCAGACATGATTGGTAGTGTGTATCATCATATGGACTATGATCAAAGTCCAATGGGCGACGAGTCTGTAGTAGGCGAAGGCAAAAGCCCACACAAAAAAGGCAGTAAAAAATACAAGAAGCATATGGCAGCAATGCATGCAGAAAGTGCTAACGATCCGTATAAATCAGCATTACGCTACAAATTAAAAGAACTTAAAAAATTAGAAGAATAATTAATGGATTATCGTAAACTACAACAGAAACTATTTGACTTAGATCCAAGTGATCGAGCTGAAGACTTACGTAGACTATCTGAGTCTGTTGGTCAACCGCAGAAAAATGTAGCAGAGGCTGTGGATTATGTGCAAGAAAGTGTCAAAGTACAAGAAGGTACAATGCCAGTTGAAGGTGACTACAGTTTAAGTGACTTCGCTGCTCTAGCAGGTGTTGCTATCAATGAAGGCGAGAGATTTGATAGACTAAAGAAAGCAGCTGCACACGGTTGGAAAAATTATAATACTATTGATATGGTTAGACCTAATAAAGGTAAGGACTTATTTAATCCAAAAGATGATCCAAAAGATGATCCAAAGGCAAATAAAAAATATGTATCACCTTCTAAACAAAAAAATAAAGTTTCAGAAGGTCCACTAGTAATCAACGGAGAATCACAACTTATAGATATGATTCAAACTTTACTTGGTAACTGGGTACAAAACGATCATACAGATAAAGAATATGCTGATCTATTATCTGCTATAGGTTATAAGATGCAAAAAGACGGTGACCGAACAGTACTAGTCCGCGAAGGTGGCGCTAGCTATCATCCTGTAGATGTTACAAGAAAAAGAGCTCGAATGGCTAAAAAGAGAAACCCTGTTGCGTCACATGCACAATCAAGTGGCTCAGGTGTACATAAAGATCAATTTAACAAAAACAAACCAGATCGTAAACAAAAGCACAAAAAACCTATTGTTGACGAATCAATCAAAGCCCAACTCTGGGCAAAACTTAACGCAAAAAAATAAAAAAACTCGCTATTAGTTCTTGACAAATGTCTAAATATACCGTATAATGTATATAACATGAACTAATAGGAGAGTAGTATGGGTAGTCGAACTTACGGCCAGGAAGAAAAGTCTAAGCTAGAACGTCTTGTGCGTGAAGGTGTTACAGTATTGCAGGAAGTTGAAGATCTTAATCAAGGACTTAAAGAAACTGTTAAAGCCGTTGCTGAAGAAATGGACATTAAGCCTAGCTTAATTAACAAAGCAATTAAAATTGCACAAAAACGTGATTGGGATTCACATGCTGATGCATATGATGATCTTGAAACACTTATTACTACTTTAGGTTATGATAAGTGATCGCAAAAGTTCATGAATTCTTTCGAGAAAGTTATCGTTTAAGTCCATTTGCATTTTGGTGCGAGTTGCTTGAAACGATAATGCTAGTGGGTGCAAGTGCAGTACTGACATTTACTGTACTTGACCCTGCTACGGAAATTTTTATTCCTATGTATCTTGTAGGAAGTATTTTAGGATTAATTAGCACAGTTATAAGAAAAGCTGCATTTACAATTTTCCTTTGTACATGGTTTGTTGTAATGAATTCGATTGCTCTTTTTCAAATATTCGTGCTATAATGTTATATAGAGTCGCTCACTTACGAGCAGGTAGAAGGTTATGTTGGCCAAAAGCAACGAGGAGAAATGAATGGCATACGTAGATGCGATGTTTGATCGCGATCAAGATATTATACGTGTTGTAGAACGAAAAGACGGTAAGCGTGATTACCGTGAATATCAAGCAAAATATACTTTTTATTATGAAGATCAAAGAGGCAAATACAAAAGTGTGTTTGGCGATCCTCTCACACGCATTGTTTGTAAGAATACTAAAGACTTTCGTAAAGAAGTTGCTATTAACAAAAGCAAGAAACTATTTGAAAGTGACATCAATCCTATATTTCAGTGTTTGAGTGAAAACTATCTTAATCAAGATGCTCCTAAACTAAACATTGCTTTTTTTGATATTGAGACTGACTTTGATCCAGAGCGCGGCTTTGCTGATCCAGCAGATCCTTTCATGCCAATTACAAGTATTAGTGTATACTTACAATGGCTAGAAACTATGGTATGTTTAGCTGTTCCGCCTAAGACACTTACAATGGAGCAAGCTAAAAAAGAACTAGAAGGCATTGACAATGTAATGCTGTTTGAACGTGAAGGTGATATGATTGACACGTTCTTAACACTAATTGAAGATGCTGATATTTTATCAGGTTGGAACAGCGAAGGTTATGATATTCCTTATACTGTAAACAGAACAAGTCGTGTACTAAGCAAAGATGATACACGTAGATTTTGTTTGTGGGGTCAACTTCCCAAGAAACGTGAGTATGAAAAATATGGGAAGCAAGCGGTTACATTTGATCTAGTAGGTCGTGTACACTTAGACAGTTTAGAACTATATCGTAAGTACACATATGAAGAGCGTCACACATATAGACTAGATGCTATTGGTGAAATTGAAGTAGGTGAAAACAAGGTGCCATATGAAGGCACACTTGATCAATTATACAACAATGACTTTCGTAAGTTTATTGAATATAATATTCAAGATACAGCACTACTTGACAAACTAGACAAGAAACTACGCTTTATTGATCTAAGCAATACTGTTGCACACGAAAACACTGTACTACTACAGACCACAATGGGTGCTGTTGCTGTTACAGAACAAGGTATTGTAAACGAAGCACATAATAGAGACTTGCGTGTGCCCAATCGTCCAAAACGTGACGATACAGAAAACACACAGGCGGCAGGCGCATACGTTGCGTTCCCTAAGAAGGGCTTGCACAAGTGGATTGCATCAATGGATTTGAATTCACTATATCCTAGTGTGATTCGTGCATTGAACATGGCTCCTGAAACTGTTGTGGGACAAATACGTCCTGAAATTAGTGACAGTCGTGTACACGAAGATATGACCCTAAAGAAGAAGAGTTTTGCAGGTAGTTGGGAAGGAAGATTTAGTACAGAAGAATACGAAGCCGTAATGGAGCAACGCAAAGATGTTGCACTAACTGTTGATTGGGAAGATGGTCGATCTGATGTACTAAGCGGCGCAGAGATTTATCAATTGGTGTTTGATTCGCAAATGCCTTGGATGCTTAGTGCAAATGGCACAATCTTTACAACAGAGTTTGAAGGTGTTATTCCTGGACTACTAAAGCGTTGGTATGCTGAACGTAAAGATATGCAGAAAATGTTGAAGAAGGCAAAAGATGCAGGCAACGAAGCAGAGATTGAATATTGGGATAAGCGGCAGTTAGTTAAGAAGATTAACCTAAATAGTTTGTATGGTGCTATTCTTAATCCTGGTTGTAGATTCTTTGATAAGCGTATTGGACAGTCAACTACACTTACAGGACGCAGTATTGTTAAGCACATGAGTGCTGAGGTAAACAATTGTATTACAGGCGAGTACGATCATGTAGGTAAAGCAATGATATATGGTGACACTGACTCTTGTTACTTTAGTGCATGGCCTATGCTAAAAGATGACGTTAGTTCTAACAAACTAGAATGGTCTCCTGAAAAGGCTATCACGCTATATGATCAAATATGTGAACAAGCAAACACAACATTTCCTAACTTCATGATGCGAGCATTTCATTGTCCTAAGAGTAGAAGTGATGTTATTGCGGCAGGTAGAGAAATTGTAGCACAGTCGGGTTTGTATATTACTAAAAAGCGTTATGCGGCACTAGTTGTAGATAATGAAGGTTTTAGAACAGATACAGATGGCAAACCGGGGAAAGTAAAAGCAATGGGCTTAGACTTGCGTAGGTCAGATACACCTGTGTTTATGCAAGACTTCTTAAAAGAGCTATTGCTAATGGTGCTTACTGATGTCCCTCAAGAAGATGTACTAGAACGCATTACCCAGTTCCGTATGGAGTTTAGTGAACGTCCTGGTTGGGAGAAAGGTTCGCCTAAACGTGCAAACAAAGTTGGACATTATCGTCGACTAGAAGAAAAACAAGGCAAGGCAAATATGCCTGGACATGTTCGTGCAAGTCTCAACTGGAATACATTGAAGCGTATGAACGGTGATAAATATTCTCAAGAGATTGTGGATGGTATGAAGGTTATTGTTTGTAAACTAAAACAGAATCCACTGGGTTACACAAGTGTTGCGTATCCAACAGATGAACTACGTATTCCAGAATGGTTCAAAGAACTTCCGTTTGATGATGCAGCAATGGCAGAAACTATTATTGATAATAAGTTAGACAACTTAATTGGTGTGCTTAACTATCCGTTAGAAGATACTAAACGTCACAACACATTTACAAGTTTGTTTGACTTTGGAGGATGATATGAGCGAACAACACGCATTAGAAGATGAACTAACTGAGGAAACTAGAGATAGATTCCAAAACAGTCAAATGTCTAAAGCAGGCAAGCTGGCTATGGAACTTAATATTGAGCGCAAAAGACTCAAAGAAGAACTTGCGCAAGTACAAGCAGAAGTAGAAGACCTTACTCCTACTACACCAACTGGAACTATTGACTGGTATGTTAAATGGGCTAGTATGATACTAGCAGTACTAGGGGTATTTGCACTCAGTGCAGGATGGACACTTTATGGACAAGCACTTTATATTCTTAGCTCGTGTGGATGGGTATTTGTTGGCATGACATGGAGTGATAGAGCAATTATGATAGGATCAGCTATTAGCGGCACAGCAGTTGCTATGAACTTGGTCCAAGGACTACAAACATGAAAATTAAATTAGAAATAGAGCTAGACACAGAAAAGGACGCTGAAGAAATACAATCGTTATTGGATATTATTGAAAGCACTAGATACAAAGAGGAGGATGACGAATGCGAGTAGGATTTACTTGTAGTACATTTGATCTTTTGCATGCAGGCCATATAATTATGTTACGGGAAGCAAAGGAACAATGTGATTATTTGATTTGCGGATTACAAGTTGATCCAAGTTTAGATAGACCTGAAAAGAACGCTCCTATACAAACTGTAGTAGAGCGTTACACACAACTAAAAGCTGTTTCATATGTAGATGAAATTATTCCTTACGGTACTGAAAAAGACCTAGAAGATATCTTGACAATGTATCCAATTGATGTTAGAATATTAGGACAAGAGTATAGAGATGGTACATTTACAGGTAGAGCTATATGTGCTAGTAGAGGTATAGAACTATATTTTAACAAAAGAGATCACAGATTCAGTAGTAGTGACTTAAGAAAGCGGGTTACGGAAAAAGACAATGATTAAGTACGTATTTGATGTTGATGGTACATTAACTCCTAGCAGAGGAAGAATGGATCAGTTATTTCAAGAGTTTTTTCTAAACTTTTGTAATAACAATGATGTTTATCTTGTTACTGGCAGTGACTATGCAAAAACAGTAGAACAAGTAGGTAATGACATAGTAATGGCTGTAAAGAAAGTATATAACTGTTCAGGTAGCGATGTATATGAAAAAGGTCAAAATATAAAAACAAGTGATTGGACTATGCCAAACGACCTTAAAGCAATATTGCTAGGTTGGTTACAAGGAAGTTCTTTTTCTTTACGTACAGGTAATCATATTGAAGAACGTCCGGGAATGGTTAATTTTAGCATTGTAGGACGTAATTGCAGTTACGATGAACGACAGTTGTATATAAAACATGATACAGATAGTAGAGAACGAGAAACAATTGCATTTCAAATCAACAGTTTATTCAAAGATATTACAGCGACAGTAGGTGGCGAAACAGGAATAGATATTGGTCCAGTTGGCGCAGACAAAAGTCAAATACTAAAAGACTTTGAAGTAGAAGATAAAATTTATTTTTATGGAGATAGAATTGATCAAGGCGGCAATGATTACCCATTAGCAGCTGTAAATGTATCAGGCAAAAATTTTAATGTAAAAGATTGGAGAAACACATGGAGGTTATTAGATGCGAATACTAGTAACTGGTCATAAAGGTTTTATAGGTACTCAACTTTGTGAGTTCCTTAAAGACTTTGAAATAATTGGTCGAGATATTAAAGAAAATCAGGAAGATGATATATTAACATGTGAACTGCCAGATGTTGATATAGTTATACACCTTGCAGGTATCGGGGGTGTAAGGGAAAGCATGGAAGACCCCAAGAAGTACTGGTACAATAATGTAGAAGGCACAAAGCGTATACTAGATAGATATAGGAATATAAGAGTACTAGTTGCAGGATCAAGTTCCCAATACGAACCTCATTTGAATCCATATGCAGCAAGTAAAAATATTATTGAATCTATTCCGCATCCTAATGTTTGCTTTATGAGGTTTCATACAGTATATGGCGATGTTCCAAGAGCTAACATGTTCTTTGATAAATTACTCAATAATAAGTTAGAATATGTAACTTCACATGAACGAGATTTTATCCACATTGAAGACTTATGTATTGCAATTGGTCTAATTATGAGTAGTAAGGTAAAAGGACCAATTGATGTAGGGACAGGTATTACAACTAAAATTTCAAATATTAGGCCCGATCTTCCTGTTCGCCTAAATACACCCGGAGAAAGACAAATTACACAGGCTAATACATTAGAGTTAAACAAATTAGGATTTTATCCTAAACACACTGTAAAAGAGTTCTTGACAAATAAAGGCTTTGATACTATACTTAATACAAATGGAGACAAATAAATGAAAGATATTTTACAAGACGTTGTAGCACATACACATGCACTAGGATTTTTATCACTAGTCAAAGTGAGCAGTGAAGATAACACCGCAATTGATTCTATGGCAGATGATAGATCGGTAATTTTATCTGGTAGTACACATAATAGTGTATCAGAATTCGTAGGCACATTTGGTATGCCTAATTTAGATAAGTTAGCGTTACACTTAAAAAATCCAGAGTATCAAAAAGATGCTAAGATTGATGTAGTACAAGCTGAACGCAATGGCGAAACTATCCCAACACACATCCACTTTGAAAATACAGCAGGCGATTTCCAAAATGATTATCGCTTTATGAATAAGCAAATTATCGAAGAAAAACTTAAAACTGTAAAGTTTAAAGGAGCACAGTGGAATGTAGAATTTCAACCAAGTGTTGCTAGTATTGCACGTATGAAGCTTATGAGTGCGGCGCATTCAGAAGAGCCTACATTTAATGTAACTACTAAAGACGGCAGCTTAGTGTTTAGTTTTGGCGATGCAAGTACACACGCAGGCGAGTTTGTATTCCAGCATGGTGTAGAAGGCGAATTACAACACACATGGAGTTGGCCAGTAGCACAAGTACAAAGTATTTTAGGATTGGACGGCGATCTTACTATGAGTATTTCCGACCAAGGCGCTATGATGATTAGTGTCGATAGTGGCATGGCAAAGTATGATTACATACTTCCGGCACAAAGTAAATAAAAATGTATAGAGTGACAGCATACTTCAAAGATCGTAAAGTATCACAAGAGTTTCACGATGTGAATGATGCAATCGAATATCGTGATGATGTTGACGCTCACTATCCTACAAAGGTAATTTTTAGAAAGGTAATATCAATGAGAGAATGGGTATATAACTGTTGGAATGTAGTAATGGATCACGAAAAAAATCCACTCAGTAACATTCCAGACTTCAGCACACGACACATGATTATGCAAGTATTGGCATGGATGTGGTGTATTGTATTTTCTATTGTTGTAGGTAGTATGTGGGCAGGAGTAGTTAGCATGATGCTACACGTACTACTATTAGCCGCAATTGCTGTAACAGTAGCAACATTCGAAACAGCAAAACGTAAACCACAATACTTTGGCGGTTATAATGGCCGTGGCAAAGGTGGCGAACACGAATGAGTAAGAATAAAGATTTAACTACAGCACAGAATGATTATGCGCATTTTCTTCCCGCACTAAGTGGTTTCTATGCAACTTATGTAGGTAAACAGCGGTATGACGAGTATGTTGAATCTACACGTATTCCTAATAATTTTCAGAACGGTGTTGAAACACTAAATTATCTTAATAAAACAGACGGAGCGTTTCAATATAAATGGACACTCTATTCTGCAGGACATGCTGACTTAGACACAACAAAGCACGTACCCAAAGAAGATATGGTACGTAACAGAGATAGAGAAAACACTTGGCTACTAGGCGACTCTGGTGGTTTTCAAATTGGTAAGGGTGTTTGGGAAGGCGATTGGAAAGACATTAATTGTCCTAAAGCACAAAAGAAAAGAGACGGTGTATTGCGTTGGATGGACGCTTACATGGACTATGGAATGATACTTGATATTCCAGCCTGGGTTGCACGTTCACCTGCTGGTGCAAAAGCAACAGGTATTAGTACATACGCAGAAGCAGTCAAAGCAACACGCATTAACAATGACTACTTTATGAAACATCGTACAGGTGCATGTAAGTTCTTAAACGTATTGCAGGGTGAGAATCACGCAGACGCAGATGACTGGTACGAACAGATGAAAGATTACTGTGATCCAGTTAAGTATCCTGACACACA